TGCTGGTGTGAAGGTAGTTGGATTGTACACTAATGGAGTCATGATAAGTGGAATATATGGAGCATAAACTGCACCTGTTTCCAAGAATTGAGATCCTCTGTAACCCATTAAGATTACGTTTTCAGTCATGTAAGGGTTTTTGTAAACTCTGAAACGAGAATTCAAGTTACCTACTTTCTGAACTCCCATTGCAAAGTCCATTTTGTCACCGTTTGTATCAGCTGCATATCCTGGAATTGATTCTAAGATTGTAGCTACAGTTGGAGATACTACTAAGAAGTTAGCTCCACCTCTTAAAGTTTTTTGGTGAATTTTGTTAGATACTTTTTGGATTTTAGTTCCTAAAGTTCCAAACCATTGACCTTGAGTGTTGTAGAAGTCTGTTGAAGCAGCAGTCCCTGAAGACCAAGCTCCTGTTGTAGCTCCTGTAGAAATCCAAGTTTTGTTGTTTCTAGCTGACCATCTTTCAGTTGTAGCTGCATCTTGGATTAACATATCCATTAACTCTAAGTCAATCTCCATAGAGATGTACTCTGATAATAATGAAGTTAATTCTGCTTCAGCATCAATTGAGTGGTAAGCATTCAAATCTTGTGCGAACTCTGGAGTCCATTGTGCTTTTAATTTTCTTGTTTTAGCAACGATAGCTTCAGAAGCTAATGATACGTTGATTTCAGGAATCTTAATTTCTCCGTTGTTTGGACTAGTAGCTCCATCCTCGAAGTCACCTCTTGTAGTGTCAGTTGGTTGACGGTTATATTTTACAACAGCATCTGTTAAGTTAACTGCAGTAGGTAATGAAGCTGTTACAACGAATGTTACAACATTTCCTGATACTGTAGTTAATTCTGGGTTAGATGTAAGATCTACTATACCTGCTCCTGATCCAGAATATAAACGGAAAGCTCTAACACCTTTGCTATCAAAGTCTGTATATCCTGTAATACCGAAGTTTACTCCGTATGTTTTGTATTGACCTGGGTTAATACCATCTTGGTAAGCGATAGAAGCTGAAGTAGCTGTACCTGCTGTGATTGAACCTGTTGCGAATGATGCAGAGTTGATTGAGTAACCAAATTGACCTGCTCCATATAAACCTCCTGATACTTCTTCATCAACTGACATTTTGTCATTAGCTGTAGAAACGTTTCCGTATAGGTTACTTCCGTCTGTTCTACCTACTGCGTTTGTACCGTATTTAAAGTCTAAGTAAAATACAAGTCCTGAAGGTAAGTTCATTGGTTGTACAGAAACGAAGTCTTTAGCTGCGATTTGAGCGAATACTTTACGTACTAATGGTAAAGCTACTCCAGCCCATTGTTCAGCATTACCTGTAGCAGTACCCATTGCACCGTTACCTGTAGTATTTCCTTCTGATACGATTTGTTTTGCTTGATTCTCAAGAATCATAGCCATGTTGTTTCTTTCGATTTCATTAGAAATTCCTTCTAATAAACCTGATTTGGCCCATTTACCAGACAAACGAGCTGCGTCAGCTTGTAGAGTCTTATAATTACTAGCCCCTTCGAATAATTGATTTAATTCCATTGTGGTTTTTTGTGTTTTTTATTTTATTATTTAATGATTCCTGCTAACTTCTGCCATCTTGATACTTGCTCAGATACTTCTGAGATAATTTCTTTTGGTGCAGTTGTTTGTGCGTTACCTGTTGCTTTAGAAGCAAAAGATCTGTGTTCTTTAATTGCAGCTGGTTTAGCAACTACATTTTTAGAAACTGTTTCGAAAACTAATTTTACTTCTCTTACTGTCTCTGCTTTATCAAATGCTGCGATAACGTTTACTTTTTGACCTTCAGATAAGTTGTTTGATTTGAATACTTTATTTACATAAAGTAATTTTGCATTTAGAAGATTAACTTCTTGAAGTTGGTTTCTTAAGATTTTAACTGTCTGTAAAGCTTCGTTTAATTCTTCAGACTCTTCAGATACGTTTCTAGCATTAGCTGCATCTTTACCTAAATCAGTTAATTTATCTCCAACTTTCTTAGCTCCTTCACCGAAAGCACCGTCTTTAGCCATTTGGTGGATTTTAGAAGCGATAGCACTTAATCCTGTGATTCCCATTGCTCCGAAAACTCCTAAAAGCATTTCAGCTGTACTGTTTGTTAGGAATGGGAACATGTCAATAAGTTGGGCGATAATATCGATGTTTTCATCCATATTTTCAACTTCCTCATTTACTGCTTCAACTCCTTCTCTGTTTTGGGTAGCTTTAGCTGCTGCTCCTCCTGCTGCTTGTAATTTTTCAGCAAAAGATTTAGCTGCACCTCCGAATTTTCCTGCTAGAGCCATCTCTTGTACTTTAGCAACAATTGCAGAAAATCCTGCAAGACCTGCTGCACCAAGTGCTCCTATGACTAATGATGCGGTTTGCATGTTCAAGAATGGAAACATTTCAACAAGTTCTCTAGCACCTTCGATATACTCCGGCCCTATTTCGTTTATAGTTTCTTCTTTGTCCATTTCGTCTAATTCTGCTAATAGTTCGTTAATGTCGATCTCTTCTGAATCACCGTCCATGCTTACCATGTCTTCTTCTCCTTCTGGAGCTTCCTCACCTGCTAATTCTTCTTCTGATTCGTCGTGACCTACTTCTTGTGAAACGATATCACGGATAAGATCTTTTAAGTCCTCGATAGACATGTCTTCGATTTCTACTTCTTCCTCTTCTCCTTCTTCGTTACCTTCTTCTTCAGCTCCTTCTTCTTCTTCTTCTGCTTCTTCCTCTTCTTTTTCTGCTTCTTTCATTAAACGAACATCTGATGCATCTACATCACCGTCACCATCCATGTCGGTACTTGGTTGTGTTTCTGCATATTCGTCCATTTCATCTGCATCTTCCATTTCCTGTAGCTTTTGAGCTAACATTTCTTTTAGATGTGGAGTCAATGATTCTTCTAAAGCTTCTTTAGCGTTGGCGATTGCAGCTTCACGAATAGTTTTAGCTTCAGCAATAGCTTGCTTTAATAAATCTTTGTTTGACATAATTTTGTTTTGTTTGTCGTACGTCTATTGTAGTGTGTGAGACGTAATAATGTTTTACTTTGTAGTAGATATCATATAAGTGTCATGATATATTCTTAAATAAATATACATATATTTTCAAAACATAAAAAACCCACCTTTTTTGAGGTGGGCTTGTTTTTATTTAGGATATGTACCCTAATGTTAATAATGCTTCTTCTATATCTACTTCTACATCGTTAAATGGATTTTCGTTAGAAGCTATTTGATTGGCTTCCTTATACTCTTCTATTATATCTAGTGCAATCTTTAAGTGTCTCTTTACTTCAAGTGCTACTGTATCTTGAGTTATTTGTTCATTCAAAGATGCTTTCTTTAAATGTTTAGCTTGCCAGTTGTGTATGTCGAAATTATTTTCCACTATGCTGTTATATGTTATTTATTTGATCTAACGTAAATCCTAACTCTTGTGCTAAGGTCTCTAGTTCTGGGTTCTCTTCTCCTGAATATTCACTGTCAATTGTTATTAGATTTGCAATCTCTTTTACTTTTTGTAAATACTCCTCTCCTTTCATTGCAGCAATTTTACTAGCAATTTCTGGTTGCTCTAATTCCGCTGCTTCGATTTGACTTTCAGATCCTTGATCAATTGTGTAATCGTTAGATACGTAATCTTGCACTAATCTTAGTAGGTCGTCTCCCTGTTCTTCATTTAGTAATCTTGAATTAGTAGTTAATTTATTTTCTACTAAAAATTTTTTTAAATTAAAATTTTCCATTATGCTCTTAGTATATTGTTAATAATACAATCTAATCTATCGTATTTTCCTACTACTTGTTTTCCTTCATTCAATGAAATTGGATTCATGAATGCTCCTTGTGTAGATGGATTAGAAACGAAATCCCAGCATACTAATTCGAAGTCTGGTTGAACCATTAAAGTTCCTTCGTTTGTTTGAGTTACTGATCCTGTTCCTCTTGAAGAGATTCCTATTGTATGTCCTCCTCTTAATATCTCTTTTACGATATTTCCTGAAGGTGTGTTTAGTAATTCTACTTTACCCATTAAATCATCTCCTTGCCACCATAGTTCTTTTACGACATGTGATGCATTTTTTAAAGATACAATTGCTGATTCTGGATGATCTAATTCTCCGTAAGCATTTCCAACTTTAACAAAATTCTCTATATAGTTTTGAACTTCTTGTTCAAGAATTTCTCTTTTATAGATTCTTCCGTTTTGGTTTTTAGCTCCTGCTCTCTGCATAATACCTGTTACTTCAAAAACACCTGGTTTGGTTTTTGATTCAGTAAGAAGTCCTTTGAAAGGAGTTACGTTTATTAATAGTGGATTGTTCATTATATTAGATCTGTTAATGATACTGTTTCATCTATTCCTTCTCTATCAGCTTCAAATCTATCTTGATTTGCTAAACTCTGTAAAGCTCCTGCTTTTGCTCTATCAATTAGAGATAATAAATGCTTGAATTTAACATCTTTAGAAGTAGATGCTTGAGTTTGTGCTTGCTTGTGTAATTTTTCAAATTTAGAAGGTTCAGTTTCGTACATAGCCATTAATTTACGAACCATGTTTTTATCTGCTTCTGTATCTGTTTCTTCGAACAAATCGTCAAAACTTTCTTCATCACTAGCTTCTTCATATCCTCTTGGATGTGGAATATCATCTTCTTCCTCTCCGTCAATCATCGGATCTGAGAAGTTTTCATCATCGTAGTCGATTTCATCTTCGCTTATTGAATTTGACATTCTCTCATAATCAGTAGTATCCCATTCATCATGTGATTGATCTCTGTTTGCGTAATCTCTAAAGATTGCTAGAAGACCTTTGTTATATCCATAAATCTGATTATCGTCTAAGAAGTCTGCTAACTTATCTGCTACTGTTTCTTCAGCAGGGTCTGTTAAGATGTCAAAAAGTCTATCTGTGTATCCGTAGATTTGATTATCCTCTAAATAATTTTCTAATTCTCTTTTATATTCTGCGTCTGTTTTAGGTCCGTACATTTCATACATGTCAGCCTCTTTGTAGTTTTCTACATCGGATAATTCTTCTGATAGTACTTTTTTGATAAGTTTTTTAAAGCCTTCTTTTAACTCTGCTTTTTTCATACCATTAAAAGTATCTACAGTATTTTTTGCTGTAACATCTACCATTTTATCATGTAGATCTACCTTTGGATTAACTCCTGCTAATTGATTTGTATAGAAGATTGAATCTTTTGCTAAGTTTTTAGATACTTTTGCTAATGCTTTTGCGTATTCTTCTGCTGTTGGTGTTCCACCGACTTCCATTGCCTCCAACTCAACTCTTAAACCTCTAAGGATTTGCTCATATGGATACTTATCCATTTCGTTAGTTGGTTTATATCTGTAATCTGTTAGGTTATTTTTAGTAAGTCTAGCTTCTTCTACTCTAGCTTCTTGAATCATTCCTCTGTTCTTTAAAATTTGAACAGCATCATCGTATCCGTTAAAACGAGTTACTAGGCTTGGAAGTTCTTTTCTAGCATCAGCTAAAAAATTCTCTTTAGAAAATTTTCCTTCTTGAATCCCGTTATATTTTTCTTGTAAAGTTCTCATATTATTTATTTTCGTCTAAGTAATCAAACATTTTAGTATGTGAAGGACGTTTAGGTCTTTCAACTGTTTTATAACCTAATTTTTCAGCCGTTTTAGTAGCTACATTTTTTCCTTGGCCTTTTCTAGCAAAAGCATTTTTGGTTAAATAACCTCCTACTGCTCCTGTTGTGCTCATCTCTTCCAATACTTCATGTATCGCTTTTACTACTTCTGATCTTTTCATAAACTTCTTAACTCATTTACTAATTCATAGTACTGCATTAATGAAACTAAATGATTATCTTCTACTTTTTGAGTATTTTTTACAGGTGTAATTGCTTTGTGAATTTCTTCCAACTTAATCTTAACTACTTTATCTGTAACGTTTTCTTTTAACTTAGAAATTTCCTTTTGTAGTTTTATCATTTCTTCGTTTACTACGTTTCTCAATCTTGCTGATGAGTTAACAGATACAATAAACTCTTTTAAGATATTTTTTTGTTCTGGAAGTAAATCTTTATACTGGTCGTTAAATTTTTCTAGAAGTATTTTATATGTTAAAAGTCTTAAATCTTTATCATATTTAGAATACTCTTCAATTAGAGCATCTTTTATTTTTCCGTCTGTTAATTTACTTTGGGTTAAGTGTTCTAATAGAGTTGTTTTATTGTCTACAAATACATCTAAGTCAACAAGTCCTGATGCTGCTTGTGCTTCCATTAAGCAGTATAGAGCTGCTAAGGGTTTATAGGTCTCTACTTTAATAGAAAAGAATTCTTCTAAGTCATAATGGCTTTTAAGTTCTTTTATTAACTCATACTTCTGCTTTTTAAGTGAATTAGCATCAAGTTTTCTAGAGATTTCTACAATAGTACTGAGTACTGATTCTGCTTTCTTTGATCCTACTCCTTTATTCTTTAGTATAAAATCGTAAAGTTTAAACTCTCTTACTAATGTTGTATTTCCTGTATAGAATTTTCTTAGTACGGATAATGCCGGGGATTCTCTTTTTGATAGAGTATCTGCAGCGATTTGCTTTACTAGTAGTTCGTAGATTAAGCCTGTGTTTTTATACTTACTGTGTTTAATACGCATCTTAGGTATGTCTTTGTTATAAATAGTGTCTAGTTATCTAAATCCTTAATATTCTCTTCATTTAAAAGATCTGACTCTTTTTCTACCTCCTGTTCAAAGATATTTTGCTTTTTAGTAGGGAATATATTTTTGTTTCTAAGAAAAACAGACATCGTATTGTTTATACTCTCTCTTACATTCTCATTATCACTTGGAAAACCACCTTTCATTCCTTGTACTCCTAACCTGTCTCTTCCTCCTACTGGATCTGCATTTGTTCCTATTATAGACATCTTCTCTCTAGGTCTTCCTATAGGAGCATTTTCATCATACCCAGCTGGTAAGTTTCCTTGTTCTCTACCGTAAATTGAAGCTAAGTCATGAGGTGTTCCAAAAGACATTCCTGTTGATACTGGATCGTTTCCTTCGTTTTCAATTTGAGATAACCTAAAGTTTCTTTTACCGTCTTCTCTAATAAGGTCTCTCATTTCGTTATAATTATCTTCTGAGATATCAAATACCATGTCGTAGATGTAATCTGAGGAGAATAGTTTAGTTGCTTGCATTTGAGTTGCTAGGTCAATTTTCTCTTTCCAAAGAGCTACTTTTTCTTGTTCATAGATAATAGAAGGAGTAGTTAACTTAATCTCAAAGTTTACTAAAGACTCTTTATCGAATCCCTGAGAGTATAAATGTACTAGTCCAATTTTAGTTAACTCGCTTTCTACAATTCTTTGAATTCTTTCTACTGTTCTAGCAAAACGGATATCTTCTGCTGCTAAAGTTGCTTTACCTGTTAAATCTTTTTCAAATCCAAAATATGCTTTAGGTACTTTTAGTGCAGCAAATAGCTTATCTCTTAAGTATTCAATATCATTTGTACCATCGTACTCTAATCCTTTTGTAGTTTCAATTTTTGTAGAAGTATCTCCTCCACGAACTGGAAGATAAAAGTCTTCCATCATGTTCTGCATGTTGAATTTTAAGTTATACTGACCTGTCTGTGGATCAACATATGGAGTTTTTTTAATACTATTGATAGTTTTTTGCATGAACTGCTCAACTTCGTTTGGTGGAATAGATCCTACATTAATGTAGAACATTCTTTTTTCAGGAGCTCTCATGATTCTGTGAATCAACATTGCATCCTCCATTAAAGTTAATTGTTTGTATATTTTACGGCCTGGTTCAATATACGATCTACCGTACGGAAGGTAGTTTGTATCTGATATTAATCTAAAATGTGCTACTTCGTAATTGTCTAAGGAGATAGTTGTTTTACTATTATTTGGAATATAGTTTGGATCTGCTGAAGAAGCTAATCCGTCTGGATCGATTGAGAATGTTACTTTAGTTGGATCTTCTTTATCCATTCCTTCATGTCTTACCATATGGTAAACTGTGTAAGGAAGTACATTATAAACACCAAATTTTTCTGATATTTCTAATTTTAAAAAGAAGTCTCCGTACTTGCACATATTTCTAACCCATGACCATAGGTTAAATTCAATGTTTAGTACATCGTAATATAAATTGTAAAGAACTCTTTGTATGTTTTCGTCTGATGATTTAACTGAAAGAATTTCTCCCATTGGGTTCTTTAATGTGGATTCATCTGCTAAAATATCTAAAGTTGATGCTATAATAGCATCAGTATCCATTGCTTCGTAATCTGAGTAAAGTTGTATCCTTAACGTCTGGTAGTTAAGGTTTGGATTGAATATGTTCTTATTGTTATATATGTATAGACGAGAAAACCTATCCAATAGTGAATTGGTTTGATACTTCCCTGTTGATTGTATGTGGTTAACATCAGCAATCTTTAATTCATCTCCTCCTACGTTTCTAACTAATATATCAGTTGAGAACAGCCTCTGGAGTGAGGTAAATAAATTTCTTTCTGCCATTTTTAAAATGTTTTATTTATAAATAGTAACTTATCCTAATAGCCAGGTAAGGTCTTCCTGTCCACCAGGTGTTTCCATAAGATACGGATTATTCTGCATTGGAGCAACGTTATATACGCCTGGGGTTCTTTGGTTAAGGCTTACAAAAGAAGACATTGTAGCTCTGGAAAGGTCCATTCCCTGTTGCCTCATTCTAATAGCTGTATCTCTAACATACAAAGCAGTTGCAAAAGCCATAATTAAATCATCATTATAACCTGACTGTGCCTGTGCTTTACCGTTCTTCCATATGAATACTCTCATTTCAGCTAATAACCTCTTAGACTGCACTATAACCGATCTTTCCCGTATGTATTCAGTCATCTTAGCGATAACTAGGGGTCTTGTTTTAAGAGACATTGTAAATCCTGGTACTAGTTTATCTCTTTCGTATTTTGCCATATACGATTCAACTGTTTCATTATCTGATCTAGATGAATAATAAAGGTTTTTATATTCTCTTTCTATTACTTGTTCAATTGTTGCCCATCCAATATTGGCATTCTCTATTACAAGTAATGCATCACAGTATTCTGTTGCTATTCCTACTAGTACGTTTCCGTATTCTTTAGGAGATATCTTTCCTTTATATTCTGCAACTTGTGTACAGCTCTCTATATCAAAGACATGGAAGCCAGAGTAGTCGGTAGAGTCTCCTCTAGCGACGTCGGCAACAACCATATATGATTTCTGATAGTCAGGTGATTCCCATATCCAAAGATTTCCATCTACACCTCTCTTCTCCATTGGTTCTTTCACATATGTCTCTTCGTAAAAAGCCATATTCTCAACCTCAATTACTGAATCTCCAGATGATAGGAAGTCACAATCACACTCTTGTGCTGCTTGCTTCTCTCCTAACTGTCTTGTTTGTTCATCTCTCCAGTCTTGCTTTCTTTCCGGATGTACATCCCATTTTAATTTAACAGGTACAAATCCATTCTCTCCTGCTTCAGCTTTTTCCCATGTTTTATGGAACCAGTTTCCTACACCATTTGGAGTTGACAATGCCATACACTGACCTCCGGTTGCTAAGGTTTGCTGAGCTGCTGTAAATGTTTCTTCAATATTATCAATGAAAGCTGCCTCATCTATTAATAGTAACGATACCGCTTCTGAACGAGCTGCATCTGCATTAGAGGATTTAGCTGTTATTTTAGAACCGTTTTTAAGTCTAAGAGATAGTTTATTCTTTTCTGTGAAAGGTAATTGTAACCACTTTGGTAGATTCTCATACATGAAAATCGTTTTGGTTACAAGGTTTCTAGCTGTTGCTTGAGTAATTGCAAGTGCTAATACGTTTTTATCTTTATGAAAGATCATTAACCATAAAGCGTATGCTGAGGCTAATGTAGAGATTCCTAGTTGTCTTGATTTAAGAGTTACTATAAACTTCTCGTCTCTAAATAAGTGAAGAACTCCTTCCTGAAATGGATAGAGGTTAAATAAGATTCTACCTCTGGTTGGATGTTGAATATAGCAATACTTCTTCATGAAGTAAGCCGGGTCTTTTGCACATTTTATGTACTCTTGTGCAACTATTTGTTTTATATCTTGTTGTGACATATTATATATGTATATAATATAAATATAGGGATATAAAAAAACCCACCTTTATGGGTGGGCTTATTTAATTACTCTGTAATATTATTTTCTATTTTCTGCTAAGAATTTTCTTAAGTCAAATCCTTCTTGTAAAGCTTGTGTTGCTTTTTCTTTAGCTGGGGTTTCTTTCTTTTCTTTACCTGCGAATTTTTTATCAAATTCTTTTCTTAATTTCTCTTCTGCTTTTCTTAATGCTGCAATATCTTTACGCATTTGTTTAACAGCTTTTTGATCAATATGCTCAGCATGCTCTCCTTCTTCTAAAGATCCTACTTTAGCCTCTAGTGCTTCGTAAACTCTTTTCATCTCATCCATTTTGTATTTATGAGCTGCTTCGTTTGTTCCGTGTTCAATCTCTTTCATTAATTCTTCAATTGAATTGTATTTTGGAAGAGGTTTTTCTTGTACCATTTCTTCTTCTGCTACTGCCTGTGGTGCTATACCTAAAGCATCTTGTACCATTTCTACTAAACGTTTTTCTTTAGCAGTTAGTTTTGTTTCTTTCATCATTGGTTTTTTCTTATTTTCATAAAGCGATTGAGCAGCCATATCTGATAGCTCTCCTGATTGGTATAACTCGTCTGTTAACTGTTCTAATTCTTCCTCACTCAAAGGTGTTCCATCTTCAAATTCTGCAGATACAACATATACATCTACAAAGTCAGGGTAATCGTCTGGGTCGATTCCATCGATTTCGATAGAGCTGTAATCTACTCCTTCTAATCCTGGTTGAGATTGTGCTTGTGGTTTTGCAGTTGGTACTTGGTAAGGTTGTACTGATTTTATCGACTGTACAAAGTCTGGATTGTTTACAAAGATATCTGTAAAAACTTCTTCTGCTTGTTCTGGAGTTTCTGCGTTAAGTATTCTAGAGTCTCCTCCACCGTACTTATTTACGAAGGTTACTTCAAAAGCTTTTTGATTTTCATCAAATCCTTCTACCCTTGCTTCGTTCATTTTGTTTTTCATTGAACGAGATGCTTCAAGTAAGCCTTCTTCTTCTAGTTGTGAATTAATATCGTTTGCTATAAACTCAGCTATCTTTCCAGTAACATCGGAATCCTGTTCTACGTAGTCAGCATCTACTGGTTCTCCTGATACGTCTATACCAATAACCTCTACTCCTTGTGGTCCCTCTAAAGCATAAAAGCAAGTATCCATTATACTTGAATCTTCTAAGCTGTAGATTTTTACTCCATCTACAGTAGTCATGTAAAATCCACCTGTTCCTTCTTCATCGAAATATTTGTAGTCATCTCCTTCTTTAAGAAGTTGTGAATTTTTTGTAAGTTTATTCTCTGATAAGAATGCTCTTAAATTAAAATTATCTGCCATTGTGGTTTATTTTTGTTTATAAATAGTTTATTTTTTGGTTGAGTATGCTAATGTTAAGTTACCTAATGCAACTCTATTAATTTTAATTATACTTTCACTATCAATCAGCTTTGCCTGTTCTTTGGTATCTATAATTTCAGCTGATGTAGGACTTGTCCACAGCATTAGGTAGTCTAGTGAGTTTAAATATGCAACTTTTATCTTTGTAAGATCTTTTATTGGACTTGCTGTCTCTCTAGTTGCAACCCAAGGATGGTTTAGCAGTTTTCTAATATTTGACTGCTCTTGATCTGCTTCCTTTGGTGTGTTGTCTGTCTGTACTAGGTTACCTTTATCATCCAATTCTAATGTATACTTGGCACCTTTTGTAATCATGTATTTTTTACCACCTATTTTAATTTCTTCAGATTGTTTATCAAGATTTTCCTTTGTATATGGGAAATCTGATAGTAGTTTTTCTAATGTAAGTAGGTATTCCTTTGGTACTTTATTTACATCTGTAAGTCCTATATATGCTAATCTAAATTGTGGTAAAGTTTTAAATGGAGTGATTGCTTTTTTAAAAGTTTCAAGATGTTCTTGAAATTTGCTTCCTGCAATTCCAGCTGTACTTGCTAGTGCAAATTCTTTTGTCCCCTCTCCTTTTGCTAATTCTTTTACTTCTAGTACCTTTCCCGCTGCTGTAATATCTTTCTCATTCGCTCCTCCTATTCTAGCTTTCTGTATAGATACTAGTGGTACTAGCTCTCCTAAACCTCCTCTAGGGACTTTGTATTTATATAAGTTTGCAAATGCATCTATGTATGTTTGCTTATTTGTTACAAAATCAGGTATATCTGCTGCTTTTTTATAATTAGGATTTTGTAAAGTAGTCTGTATCACCTCTTCAGGAACTCCTGCTTGTTGTAGTATGGATATAACATATTTATCCTCGTCTGTAACTGTATCCTCATCTTTTTTGTCAGAGTCAGTAGTTATTGGTTTATACGCTCCTACAGCTCCTCTACCTTTTTCTTTCTTTACTAGTCTGTACAGTTGTGCTCCTGGTTTTGGTTTTTTAGTCTTTGCATCAAAATCCTGTACTCTTACATATTGATCTTCGTTTCCTCCTGGGATGTATATGTAATCGTTAGGATTTTGCGACTCTTTTGCTTCTACTGCAATTCCATATTCTGAATAGATCTCTTTCAATATTTTCATATCGGCAGGATTATTCATATCTGGGTATCCTTTCTTACAACGGAAAGCCCATTCTGCAACTATTTTATCTACTACGCTCATTAAAGTGCTTCTGGTGTTTCTGGTTCTGGTGCTGCTTCTCCTCCTTCAGGAGCTGCTTCTTCACCGCCTCCGGCTTCTCCGCCTGGGAAGTCTCCTCCTCCACCGCCTCCAGCTGCTGCTGGTTCAGCCGCTGCTCCGAATTCTTCTCCACCTGGTTCTTCACCTTGTGAGATTGGTCCGTTTTTAAGAATATCGTTTATTTTATCTAAAGCTTGTTGGTAGTCTTGTAGAGTATCTAAATAATATTTTTTACCTTCTATCTGTGCCTCAAATCCTTTACCCATCCATTTTAAATTAAATGTTTGACCATTTTTAAGGTCAACTGCAAATGTGGAAGGTTTTGGTGCTACCCATCTTACATCTGTTACAAATTCTGGATATTCTTTTGTGAATAGGGATACTAATGTCTTTTTAACTGTAGGAAATTTTCCTAAGATTTCATCTGTAGATGTTTCTAGTACTGCTCCTTCTTCTTCTCTAAGAACTTCAATGTATGCTTCAAGCATAAGAGCCTGTACTTCTTCTTTAGTTATTTTTTTAGAAATAGTATTTCTTCTGTTTTTTAAGTACTTATCTGTTTTATCGACTTTCCCATCGTTATTGATATCATCATCTTCTTTTCCTACCGGGTCAAGTCCTTCGTTTTTATTAGACATATAAGCTGCAATAGCCATTTGTCTTTTCTTCTCTGCTGATTTACCTTTAAATTGAGGGGCATCTGATTTTGCAAAGTCCTTTATGTAAGTTTCTGGTTTTGATTTAGGACCTAATTTCTCACTTACTACATTCTCTTTGAAAGGTCTTGGACAAGGTGTTCCTTTAACATGAGTATGTCCACATCTTCCGCAGTATGTTGCTTTCTTTTCGTTCAATGCTAATGCAACTATTCTAGTCTCTTGGTCTTGATGTTTTTCTGATTCTGTATATCCTGCTACTGCATCTAAATAATCTTCTGCTTTTGTTAATTTAGATTGAACCCATGCATCTAATTGATCATCATCTCCTAATAAGTCCATCATCTTACTTGCGTTTGATTGAATAGATCTTAATTGTGCTTTTGCCATTGAAGATTCGTCATCTGGCTGTAGGTGGTCATCTTCTTTTAGAGTAGGTGCATTCATTTTAATAAAATCATCTGATACTGCAAATACTATTACCTTTCCTGCACCATTATCAGATACATCGATATCTTCTATGTTATATGTTGCTTGTAATTTATCTGCTACTGCTTGTCCGATTTCCATTGCTTTCTTAATACCGAACTCTCTTTCTTGTCCTGATAGTGTTGTTTGTCCGTAGGCCTTTAAGTGTCCCACTCCTTCTGGGTATTTTATAAATACTTTTAAGAAATTAGGATTGTTAGGGTCTTTGGTAGCATATGGTTTAAAGTCTTTTGAGTCGAAATTGCCTTCTGCTATGTTTTTATTCATTTGTGAAGGGTCTACTGGTGCTTGCATTGCTGCCATACCGTCATACTCAGTGTCTGTAGGTTCTCCCACATACTTTTTCATTGCATCACTTAGTTTATCTTCTAGTTCAGGAGTCGGTAGAGATACAGTGTTTCCTTGTGTTATCACAAAGTCTACCAGTTCCATTGGCTCGCTTCCTAGATCTAATATAATAGCAGTTCCTTCTGGGTTAAGATCAAATTTAAAAGTATCTACTCCTTTATCATTTCCGTACTCAACATGTATGTTGAATTTATCAACTCCTATTCCTGTAAGTTTTAGCTTTGAGATTTCATCTCCTTGTGCTCGTAATACCTTAACTAATGACTTAGCAACTGCTTTTCCTACAGCTGCAGATTCTTGAGAGGTATACTTTCTACCTGCTTCTTCTTTTATCTTCTTACCATCTCCAGTCTCAATTGATTTAATATCCTGGTTGTTTTTTAAAGGCATTAATTCTTGGTCATTTGCGTAGTCGATTGTTTTCTTCTCTCCAGTTGCTGTCTGTATAAAAGCTGTCTTTTCTTCTACTATTCTCATTAGTTTTTTCATATTATAATATCTAAAGATAGTTATTTTGAATCATATATACAAATAAATAGTAAATTATTTTACTGACAGTGGTAATTTAAGTATCTCTGTAATGCTTTTGCATAATGAGTGCCTTTATCTTCTAATTTACTTCTTTCTGCTCTTACTTTTGAACATGTAAGTTTACCTAACCTTTTTTTTAAAATACCTGGCTCTACTGGGTCATGCTTCCCTTCCTCTATATTAGATAATTTATCATAGTACTTAGGATCTTCATATACATGGTCAAAAGCTATTTCCATAGCAACATCTAAATCTGTTGTGTGTTCAGACTCTATTTTTACTCCTTTTGTTATCTGCTTTATAATTTGACCTAAAGGAAGATCGTGCATTGTAGCTAAGTCTCCAATAGTGGCGTGTTGAGCTAGTCCTCCTGGTATTTTGTCAGGAGCAGTTGTTGAAGCATCTAAAGCTTCTTTAACTATTTGTCTTAGTTGACTTTTTTTCATTTTCTAAAGTGTAGTAGTAAGTGTTTTCATTACCTTTTTCCATTGTCCATTTATCGGAAACTGATTCGCAAAACCATTCTTTGTTATCAATCATCCAGTCCGGCTTTTCAGGGAATGGTTGAGTTACAAAAGACATATCTCTCCACATTAACCTGTTATTTGGTTGAAGAGTAAAGTTTCCGTTATCTAATTTAATTAGATGTGCTGCTTTATATTGTGTAGGTTCGTTAGAATATGGATTATCGTACCAATCAAAAGTCATGATATAATTTCCCCACTCTGTACTTCCGTCTTTAAATATTACTTTTACTCTTGATTGAAGTAAGTAATCGTATGCTGTGCATGATACTTCATGTCCAAAACAGTCCCATAATTGTAAATGGTCTAAAGCCATTTTTGGTGCATCATCTTTCCAAGCAAGCATGTGAATCGGAACTCTTGATCTAACAGCTCCTTGATCGGTCATTATATGGAAGGTAAGAGCTCTTCCTCCTATAGACTGTGCTCCAAATACTATAACATCTTGCATACCTTTTCTACCGTCATGCTGATAAAGATGTTCTACTCTCATCTTAGCGTAGAAATGGGGTATGGATGTATTCAGTACTGGCATTATTTATTTTTTATTAATAATTCTCCTAATACTTCCAAGCGTCCTACTTCTCTTTGGAATTCAATTTGAGACATATCTAAAGAAATCTTTTTATAGGTTTCTTCGAATTCCTTCTTTGCTTGTTTCATATCAAGCTTTCCTTCAGAAGCTTTTTTGTAATAAGGAGCTTTTACTTTGAAGTGGTGCCAGGTTAATAAAGCTAATCCTCCTTTTTCTCTAGCATTTGATGCTATTTTTGCAGCACCTTCTCCTCTAGTCTTAGCAAAGTCTTCTAATACTTCTTTTGCTTCTCTTAATAAGTTTAATAGCTTCATATTATTTTGTTTTACCCCAGGTTTTACCTTTTCCTTTTGTTCTACATTGAGCAGGTGTTGGTCTACATGCTGGGTATTTTGATCTTTTCTCTCCTTCTTGTCTTCCGCAGGATTTATATCCTCCTTTTCCATCAGGTGCATTACAGTCAACCCATCCTTTGGATTTACCTTTTGCTCCTTTTCTTGAAAACCATTTATGTAAAGATTCATCTTCTTGTAATAGTTCCTGGATTGCTTGTTTTACTTTGGCATATCCTGAACCGTATGGTGCTGCTTTTCCAGCTTGAGGATCATCTGCTTCTTTTATATCTTTCCAGATATCTCCTTTTCTACATCTAACAATAGCTCCTGACCTATATGCGGAGGGCTTATCGTATTTTGTTCTAGCGATACGGAGGCATCTATCTGCTTTTTCTTCAGATAAAACTTCTTTAATTAGTTGAGTTAGGTATGTCTTATTTACCCTGTCCACGGTACAGTTTCTTATAGTTCTTAGAACTCTTTAGTTTAGAAGTTTTACATTTTGCATGAACTCCTGGTCTTGAAACTTTTGGTTTGTCTACTTTAGTAACTGTAGAAGATGCTTTTACTTTTGCCATAGCTATTAAATGTTTTTAATAAATATGCAAAAGTATATATTACTCCTCTATATGACTTCTTAAGTGTTTTAAATACTCTTGAAGATTATTGGTTAGTTGTTTTTTAAATTTAGAATCATTATTATTCCAATCTTCAATATCTCCTTGCTCTGTTACAAAGCTGTTACTTGTTTCTAATGTATCCAATACCCACTGCTCAACATCTCTAGTAAAAGCTTTAAGACTTCCTTGCATCATATTCTTTTCATACGATTCATATAAACCTGCTTTTCTTAATTCTGCTTCATAATCAATCACACAATCAAAACACATTTTATGTATCTTATACATTTTATGGCTAAGATAATAGTTCATAGATCCTCCACATTTAGGGCATGCTAAGGGTATTTGTAAAGCTTTTTTTGCTGAGTCTAGTTTTGTAATGTTTTGTTTTAATCCATCTTTAATAGTCCAGGTTCTTCCGCTCTCTTCCCAGATATCTCCTTCTTTATAAGCAACCTGTGCTTTAGAATACCCTATACCGTCTACGGTCTTTGCGCTAAAGTCTTTATTAACTAAATTCCTAGCTCTATTTACGTCTTTTGATTTGAATTCTTTTTTAAGTAAGCTCTCGCCCATAACCAAGTTGTTTTAATTTATTAATAACTGATTGTATTTCTCCGTCTTTTACCTCTAATGCTATTCCTCCTTTGGCGGCAAATGCTTCTAGATTGGAAGGCTTATCGTCTATTAATATAGCATTTTCATTTGCAAAATCCGACTTAGCATCTCCAAATCTAAATAAGACTTCAGGAGCAGGTACTAGGTTTTCTTTTACCCATAATCTTTTACCAAGTCTTGAGCTATTGTCTTGGGATGGTGAAGTTAATAATTTTGGTCCATATGGCTGTATAAAGTTCCACAACTCTCTACCATTTGGCATCCATTCCATCTCTGACCAGAATTCTAATCCGATATGCTGATCTATAAACTTCCAAAACTCTTCTGTTCCTTCTAGTTTATCGAAATGTTTAGGTCTTGTTACTTGAGCAATTGTTGCTTTTGAATAGTACTTTGGACCTTCTTGTTGTAATAATGTAACAAATCTCTTTTCAAAGTCTGTTAATACTCCATCCATGTCACAGTATATCTGATACTTTGGCATGAAGTCTGATTCTTCTAGTAATAAGTCTGCTAGTTTTCCCATAACCTTTTTATTTTATAATGATTGCTGTATTCCTATAGCTGGCATTCTTTCACGCCATAGTCTTAATATTTTTTGCTTTTGTCTTGGACCTAATTCTTGTGCATCTAAATATGTATTAACTACATCTGCGAAAGGTTTTCTTTCTTTTTTAGCTCTGAATAGTAGTCCTTGTAAATTTGCATCTATTTCTTTTGCTAGATGAAAGTATTGATTTCTTCTTGATTTTCTTTTGTTAATCCATCTTCTCTTTTCCAAATCATCTTCCATTCCTTTATTAGGATTAGATGTAGGACCTCCTATATTATGTGTAAGATGTTCGATTTCATGTCTTACAATATCTTTTAGAGTCATAGAAATTTCTTCCCAACCCTGCGGTAACATCTCTTCGTCGATATCTATATCAATTCGAATAAAATCTCCTTTCTTATCCGTACCTGCTCCTGTTGTGTCGATAACTTCCATTTTTTCTGTTTCGAAAGTTAATTCTAGAGTTGCTTCTACATCAAATTTTCCACCTAATGCTTCGTATGTTTTCTTAAACTGTACTCCATCTTCCCCTGAATCTATTGCTTCTTTCCAAGCTCTAAATACATCTGAAGAGACCATATTTGATAACTTGTCGTATTTACCTTCTGCCATAACCTCTTTATTATTATTTTTTAAACCGTCTTCCCAGTTTCTAAATGTAATATTTCCTTTTAAATAAGCTTCTTTTTCTATTTCCTGTAAGTAATCGTCTTCATTTGTATTGGTAGTAGCTGCTAATCCTTCAAGTCTTCCTTCCATGTTTTGCATATGGTGAATCATTTCATGAGAGAATGATCTACAAACATCTTTAGGATGTCTTCCCATTACGAAAAGAACTACTTCTTGCTTGGTTGGATCATAGTAAGCTGTTTTACCAAAGAAGTCGCTAGCTTCATTTTTATCATATCTTATCTTTACTTCCGGTAGTGGTTGAATGTTCATACCTTGATCTAACATATATTCTATAAGTGATCCTATGTACGGAGTGTAATTAAACTTTTCCTGTTCTGCTGCTTCTGGTAAATGTTTTTGATACGGTGTTTGATCAAAGCTTACATCTGAGTATGTTTTAATATAGATGTTAATTCTATCTTGATTAAATACAACTGTGTACTTATCCGAGTCAACTGTCTGTTTTAAGTCATTAAAAAGGTGTAGTAGTTCTGCTCTATCTTTTGCTGGGATTGCTCCTCCTGGTTGAATAGGAGTTCCGGATGATCCTTCTTTTATTACTTTTTTCTCGGTATTCTTCGGAAAGAAGCTTTCAAAAACTCCATCTACTGCTGTTAGCATTTTATCTTCTACTGAATCTTCTTGCTGTGGTGCTATAAGATCTACGATTGTTTGTTTATCTTCTTTTGATACTACTTTTGGAATCCATTTACCCTGTAGTAAGAACTTTTCTGACTTCCTAATATCTGTTGCTGAGAATTTATCATCTTCTTTATTTGTGATAACAGGTAATTCTTTTACTTCTACGTTCTTATATTCACCTTTTTGTTTTCTCTTTTCTATTCCAGAGAATTTACCCATTTCATCAGCCATAGCTCCTGTAATAATATTTGTTACTTTGTCTTGATTTGCATCAATCCATTCATAAGTATCTAATATAGGAGTTACTTTACTAATTACAATCTCCATTGGCACGTTTATGTATTTAGCATAAATTTCCCAAATAGCTTTTGATTGTTCTGCTGTAATTTTTACACCTTCTCTGATTTTAGGTCCGATGAATATTACAATTTTATCTGCTTTAGTAGAAAGGAATTTAGCATTCTCAAAGTGAGCAAGGTGTGGTGGTTTAAATCCTCCAGCATAAAGTGCTACTACTTCTGATCCATCGTCTAAAGCTTCTGAAAGTGTTTGTGCTACTTTTTCAAGTGCATCTTCTTTTCCCTTTCCTTTTGCTGTTCCTACTTCTCCTGATTTAACAGATACCATTGATTTGAATATACCTGCTATTCTGTTTTTAGATCTAGCATTTGTAAGTTTCTTAGCAACATCATCTAATAGGTCTTCAAAAGAACCGTCTATATTAAATCCTTGAAATAATATCTTGATAGTACCCCAAGCTGTTGTTGACCATACTTCTTCTCTTGATATTTCTCTAAATCCGTCTAATTGTACTTTTCTTAAAGACAGTTTTACCGATGATAGGTTAAATTCAAACTCTTCTCCTTTTTTTAATTTAGGTACATTTGAAATACCCATTCTTCTAAATACGTCTTGTGGGTCTTGCTCAAGTAAGATTACTTTTGCTAATCCTATTAATAGTCCTTGCTTTTCAGCTGGTAAATCTAGGAAAGATCCTTTAAAGGCATGTTCTTCTTCTGTAAGAGCTATTATATTATCAACCTGAATGTATTGATCTTCTTTTCCTACAATTGGATAAAGTACTGAGATTAATTCTCCTGAGTTATAGTATCTTCTTCCGGTATATTTTTCTGATTTGAAAGGTACAATTACGTTTTGCGGTAAAGCTAAAGCTGCATCGATAAGTCTTTGTTTAACTTCTCTCTTATCGTCTCCTTCAAACCATACAATGATGTCTAGGTCTCCAAAGTCTGTTTTTGTACCTGCTTTAACAGATCCTGATAGAGAAGCTTTCTTGAAGCCTGGTATTTTACTTAGAACTTCTTCTACGTATTTGTTGAATGTATTATGTACATCCCCTCTTTCGATTCTATTTCCTCCTGCTACTCCTGACATATTATACTTTATATTGTGTTAAGTTTGAATTATCTGGTAGGAATTTACCTTTTAATCCTAATCTTTCTTGATTTTCTATCCAATAAGACTGTAAGTCTTCCGGTATATCTGCTCTAGTACTATCTAATATTTTTAAATAAGTATCATAAACAGCGTGCAAATCCTGCGGAGATAACCCTGCTTCTAATGCTTCTGTTAATTTAAAATAGTCTCCTATTGTATCTCTATCTAAATTTAAACCATATTCCTTATTCAAAAGATCTATTGCTTGTTGCGGTTGATTTGCTACAATCTCTTGTGATTCTTTATCTTTTACTCCATAGTTATGAGAGAATGTATATCCTTTCTGAGAGAATAAAGATACAAGTAATTGTGTTCTATGTAACCCTTTTACGTTTCCTGAGTATGTAGCCGAATGATATGCAAACTGTAACCAATCTACATCTCCTACATTTACATCTATTTGAACGTTTTGTCCTACTGCTTCTTTATTTTCATCGTATTGAGGAAATAGTAAGAATAAAGCTCCTGCTGAGGATCCTTTTACATCTGCTATAATTTCTGTATCAGCTTCTGCAATCTTTTGTGCTACTGCTACAATAACAGCTCTTTTCATTAACTGATCATCAGAAGAAGTTCTAGCTCTTTTTTTAAATCCTACAAATAGGTCTTGAACGTGTTTCTGATCTAATCCCCAATCCTCTAAATTATCAAAGGATGACCCGGCAAGTGCTAGGTCAATATCCCCTGAATAATCTTTTTTCCCTACAGATCCTAAGGTCTTCATTTCTCTGAAGAATGGTTCTGCTTTTGGAAATATTTGTTTGAACTGTTTAAAAAACTCTAATAGAGTTGGTTTAATATGCTCTTTTTTTATCGGTGCTGTACTATCGAATACGTTTCCTCCCATTATACTTTCTATTTACCTAAAGATATGAATATTCTTTTAAATATCCAACGATTATATTAAATAAATAGTACTAAAGTTTGATAGTAATTGGATACGAAGTGAATTTAGGCTCTGTTGTCGGATTCTCTATTTCATACAATTTATAGATTAATTTGAATAATTCAAAGTTTTTTTCTATATCATCTACTACTTTTAACTCCCATCCTTTACCCTGTATCTTTTTACCGCTCTTATCCTCTCCTCGAGTTGAAGCTTTCAACCAAAGAATAGCTGTTCTATCAATCTTAATACCTTTTGTTTCTTCAATCGACTTAGCATAAGCTGCAAGCTGTAAGTCGTATGATTTATGTAAACTGTTAGATGTTTTAAAGTCAATTAGCCAATTCTCTCCATTCATCTTAACAACTAAATCGGCAGTACCAGCATACTTATGTGTATCTGAGTAAGTAAATTCTTCTGTAAATACTAATTCAGGTTTTGCTACATCCCAGAATTCTTTAAATTTAAGAACCATTCCCCATACCAGTTCATTATAACGGGCATTACCGTATTCATCCATCCATTGAACTTCTTTTCCTTCTAATAACTCTTCAATTGCATTGTGGGTTTGAGTACCTTCATCTCCAGCTCTTCTCATAATGATATCGGCATTATGTCCTACGTCTTTAATCCAGTTTTCGAAGAACTTATTCTTTGGCATGTACTGTAAGATTGAAGTAACTGAAGGATAAAATACTCCTTCTGATCGTTGATAAACCCTCCTATCTAAAAAATTAATCTGCTTTAATTCAGGTTTAAAGTCTAACCTTTTTTTGGCATGTTCTGATAGAACATTTTGTCCTTTTTGTATCATATTATGATAGTTTGTAGCGGAGTAACTTTCCGAAGTCCATTTCCTCTGCCTGTTGTACATAACGAGTGAAGCCTGCAAAGCCCATATCGCTTGGATCCTTATCTTGCATATCTACTAGATATACTTTCTTTCCCATATTCAGAAACTGTTCTGTATATGAGAGTGCTTTTTTAAATGCATCCCTGTCTAGGGCTACGTATATATCTTGAACCTGACTTGATACTATCTTTTTTATCAAAGATTTTGATAAAGACTTACCAAGTATTGGTACTGCGTTTCTTTTTACTGCTATTGCATCAAATACCCCTTCTACCAGGACTATGGGCTGTGACCAATTAATTAAGTTCTCAAACCCTATTATGTCTTTAGAGCACTCTGGATTTCTATATTTGTGGTAAGCATCTTCAAATGTTCTTCCTACAAAGAAGTTTAATTGGTTATTCTCGTTATATGATGGAATAATTACTCTACCGGCATATTCTCCTGATGTACAGTATCCGATGTTGTATTTTAGGAAGTCTCTGTCGGTAAAACCTCTTTTATAAAGGTATCTCCTTACTTTATTTGCTATAATAGATGTAGTTGATGCTGTATAAAGTGCTTGAAACTCTTTAGGAAGTTCTACAGAAGTTGTAGGAGCATACCCTACCTCTTCTCCTTTTCTTACATATTTAAGTATTTCATATGCTTGTTCGGCAGGTACTTGTAACTGCTTAAGTAAAGACTTAATTGTACGTCCTTTAAACCCACATACCCAGCATTCGAAAGGATTCTCTCCTTTTTCATTGGTATGCATGTTTACCTCTAGCTTTGGCTTATGGTGATTGCATTTAGGGCAAGTAAAAGCGTAGTTCTCTCTTGCTCTCTTATGAGATTTACCTAAGACATTCTCTATAAACCCTAATAATATATTACTACTCATATACGTACATAACCGATTGACATCTTAAGATACGAAAAAAGACTTGAATAAACAAGCCTTTCTTTAATTATTTTATGTGTACTACTTATCCCCTTTAAAAGAGGTTTTGAAGCTTCCTGTACCTCCTGCTTGGATAGGTGAAAAGCCTTGTGGTAAATTTTTATTGACATTATCTACTGCTTCTTGAACGGTTAGGTAAAGGTCTTTTAGAAATTCATTATAACCTTCAATATTGTATTTCTTGATAGCAGAAATATATGCTGCCATATTATCTAAATCAGTATGCAATGGCTGAGTGCTTTTCCCTAGTATTATTAAACCTATACCCACTACTAGTTCAGCTATTGCTTCTAATAGGCCTATATTTCCTTGTGTAGTTAGTAGCTTGTATGTTTCGTTTTTAAAAGAATTTTGCTTACCTGAGTATACGTCTAGTATGTTTTGTAACCCTACCTGTACTGTGTTGTAGCTTTCCTCATCAAGTCCTTGCTGAACTAGTTCATCTGTTCTTCGAAGAATAGCTTCCATAAACTGTCCTGTCATTGTAGGAAATTCTGTCCAACTCTTATAGTATACCTCTACTTTATTTGTATCATACGGTTCTTTTAGTAAGTGATGATTTACAGCTGGGTCTTTTGCATGTATAAGTTCGTGGGTGATTGATCTTTTTAAGTCCTCCATTGGAGTACGTCCTGTTAATCCCTGCCATATATTCATAAAGATATTGTCAAATGCAGGTATGTAGAACTTAGAGTTTATGTTAATTATATTATCTTCTAAGTTGGTTCCTTCTGTATCGTTTCGTTGAAAGTGAGCTGTTGAGTTGTTATCTACGTATGATAATGTAAAGGATACTTTACCTGGTGATCCGTCTAGCTTGTCCTGATTCAAGGAAAGTACCTAGTATGTTTGCTACCTTATTAACTATAGCAGTATCGTTAGGTGTCAGGGCTAACCTTTTTTCAGCAATTATCTTAGCATTACTAGTTAGTCTATTCTCTACTAAAAATTTTTTTAAATCAAATGTATTTTCCATGTTACTACCTACTTTAACCCTGTACTATACTGGTTTTAATTGCCCTTTTACTTTTGCTGCTATCTGCACTATTTCTACAGCTTTTACCCCTCCTAGAGCACCTTCAATACCCTTTAGTAATGTTGATCCTGGACCTAGTACGGTTCCTACGGCATTTCCTATTGCCATAGCTAGTATAGCTGCGTATATATACTTAGCTAGTACTAGTAATTTTTGCTCGTCTATTTTACCGTCTCCGGTTATCCAAAGTTTTTTAAGAAAGTTAGTTTTTTTAACTACCCATATAATAGTCTTTATATACAAATGTTCCCACTTATGTGTAAAATGCACTATTTTCTTAACAAAGGCAGGATCTTCAGGATTATCTTTACTTCTAAATAGTTTTGAAATTGTTCCTATTGCTTTTGCTATCCACTCTATTATTTTTGGAGCAGCTAAAAGTCCACTTCCTATTAATGCAACAACACTTTCGTTAAGTTCTTTTGGCTGTTCTTCTTCTGTGATTTCATCTAATGAATCTCCACCACTACTTAGTGCTGATAGTCCTGCTTTCATAGCAGCATCTAGTTCTGAATCTTCAGTATCAACTTCTAGTAACCTAGAGTTATTAGTTAATTTATTCTCTACTAAGAATTTTTTTAAATCAAATGTGTTTTCCATTATACGTCTATTACTTTTATATTACCATAATACCTATCTTGCATTATGTTATCCATCTTAATTAAACCTCCCGGCCCTTCTAAGTCTGGATATATTCCTAACATTTCTGCTTCTTCTATTATATCATCAATTGGAACATCTTTTTCAGACCCTGTGAAAGGTTCTAGATTATCCATTGTGATAATTCCTAGTTTTGGATTTCTAACCTCTACGTCATATATGTATACGAAGTATTTAGTCTTTTGTCCTTTTATTTGTTGTGCATCTTCTAATTCTTCTGAATCAGTAGTTACTTTTTTTACTCTATCTCCTACTAAAAATACTGCTCCGTAATCTCCTTCTCCTAAATACTCTCCTCCTTGATCAACGATATCGTTAACAAGTTCTTGGTATTCTTGAGAGGGTGTAATTACCTCCTTTAGTATGTTATAAAGGCTAATCACTTATTCTTAAGTTATATCCATTTCGTAAGAACCAGCTTGTATTCCTTTTGCTTTCAAAGCATCTACAATCTTGTATACTTCTGGATCGGTATAGTCAGCTCTTTGTGGAAGTTCTAATCCTGTAAGACTGTTTATAATTTGACTTGCTTCTTCGTGGTTAGATATTTTCTTACCATCTACATTTATTGAGTAGAATCTTTGGTTCGGGAAAGTGTAACTTATATCAAGTCTCTGTATATTAGAAGCTTCTTCTTGCATAGCCTTCTTCTCAGAATCATCTTCTTTAGGAACACTTTTAGCAATTGTTGTTAAGATGTTTCTAAAGTCATCTGTAGTACCTCCTTTAGTTTCTCCTCCTGGAGCATACTTTGAATATCCTTTTAATTCTTCTTGGATGATTCTTTTTAATTCTGATTTCTTCATTAGTTATTCTTTTTTAAATTCTCTTAAGATCAGTATTATACCTAATACAGTTACTGCTGCTATCCAAAAATATGGGGCGTTTCCTCCGTCCATTAGAATTTTATAATTAGTATTACTTCTTTTTAGGTTTAATTATAAATAGTAAGGTATTCATTAGAATTACAAAAGCACCTAACACTATTATTCCTGCTATTACTTCTTGTATCATTAGTATTCTTTTATTCTTACATTTAACGTTCCTGTTCCTTTTATAAGTCTATGATAGACCTCTTTTGGTATAAACACTTTATCTTTTAATACCTGCGGTAATTGGTTATCGAATTGAAACATCCAATCGGTAGATTCTAATATCTCTACCTCTCTATCGTTTTTATCTCTATGCCATACAAACTCTTCTTCTGGAGTATCTTCTGTAAATTTTCTATAAAGATACTCTGATGTCTCTAATTGAAAGTACGGTCTCATATTACCAATAACCGCTAAAGTTTCTACTTCCTCCTAAAGATTTCCAATATCTTCCGATATTGCAAGCCCAGTATCCTGGTTTTGTTTTATCTTTTTTAGTAGCACATTGATGACGGGCTGCAAAAGAAGCTCTTGCTCCTGGCTCGTCGATCTTAACATTCAATCCTGTTGTACCTCCAAAAGATACTTTTACTACATTTCCTTTTTTATTCTTAGTATAAACGTAGAATTTTTTAGAACCGCCTCTTTTTGGTTTGTTTAAAGGAACATCTTTACCTCTGTATTCTGCTTCATCAAGTTCTTCGTCGACCATTGGAAGATCTAAAGGAACTTTCTGTCCTTCATACATTCCATACTCTCCAATATCTGTTAATTCTAGCAGTAGAATATCTTGTTCACTTAATACAATTTTACCGTCTCTTAGGGCTTGTCTTGCTTCAGCAAACAATTGTATAAACGAGTCAGAGGAGTACCTGTAGACACATTCAGATAGTGTTAGCTTATTGTCTAAATGGTACTGTAGGTTTGGTAATCCAACTATTTCCTGTAATCTTATCATAAGAAATCTTTTCTAAAATATCTTCCTTCTATATTATCATTTATATAGTTGGAATCTGGTTCTATTACTCCTTTTATAAATAGGAATTTATTTTCATAATATGTATGAAGCTTTTTATTTGGAGTAAAGATAAGAATTTCTCTTGAGAATTCCGACTGTTTACCTTCTTTTATTAAGCCTTTTATTTCTGAGTGAGAACCGTAATAGGTTTTCCAATCAGATTCTTTTCTAACTATTTTAGATTTACTAGCTCTTTTATCTGTTATTAAAGCCAGTTCTTTTTTACCTAAAGCTTTTTTTGTAACAGAAATAAGTTGTTTCTTTCCTAAGTATTTTCTACCGGTTGGTAGATGTGTTACTTCATAGATAAACCCGAAGTTGTCTCCGGGCATATCTGCTAATTCCTTAATTTCTTTTTCTTTATATAACCACATTTTTTACTGTTTTATTAGAATAATGCATTCCAAATTGTTCCGTCATAGTAATAAGGCTTACTTGATCCTGGTGCTCCTTGTGCTACTATCATACCTTCTACTGCCGGTGATGGAAAAGATCCTGTTGGTGTTAGTTGCAGTATATTATTGATCATCAATGAACCTGTAATCTGTACTTGAGAACCTGATGCAAATATTAAATTTCTTCTTGAAGCATTTGAAGTTCCGTTTCCTACTATAAAAGCAGATTGAGCTGATGATGAGATATTAAACTGCCCTATTACTGACTGAAATGATCCTGATGCTACTGTTTGATTACCTGCTGCATGTGAATATGATCCAGATGTAATAGTGTAATACCCTTCAGCATGTGAATAGTCTCCTATTGCTTTTGCATAGAAACCTTCAGCATGAGACCCTACTCCTCTGGTAAAACTATTTTGTCCTTCTGCGTGAGAATTAGCTGCATAAGTTATTGTAATGTATCCTTCTGCATGTGAAGCATCCCCTATTGCATATGTTTGATTTCCTTCAGCATGTGAACCTGCTCCTTGAGAATATGTACCACTACCTTCTGCATGTGAACTTTCTCCTTCTGCATGTGTTGAAGCTCCTTCAGCATGTGAATATAGTCCTGGTGAGTACACTTGATTTCCTTCTGCATGAGAATAGTTTCCTTGTGCATAAGTACTGTACCCTTCAGCATGTGAACTATTTCCGTATGATATTGAATTTTCTCCTTCTGCATGTGAGTAAGATCCAGATGAGATTGTATTATACCCTTCAGCATGTGAATAGTCTGCAGATGCTGTAGTAAAGTATCCTTCTGTATGTGCTCCAACTCCGTATGCTAATGTTCTCTCTCCTTCAGCATGTGAGAATGTACCGTATGCTTCTGTCGCTCTACCTTCACTATGAGCAGAATTTCCTGATGCTAGTGTTCCAAATCCTTAAGCATGAGAATATAATCCTGTTACTGTATTTTGTCTTCCTTCTCCATGTCCTCCGGTCGGCCCTGCAGGTACTATATTTTCAAACCCTTGTGTTAAAGATCCTGTTATCTGCACATCCCCATTTATAATACCACTCCATGTTGTTGCATAAGAAGCTGTAGTAGCATTTGTTGCTGTTGCAAGTGTAAAAGAAGCTGTACCAAGTAAAGAACCTGTAAATCCTTGAGTAGCAATAACTGAACCTGTTACTTGGAATGTACTTCCTGATGCAAATACTAAATTACTTCTAGATCCATTTGCTGTTCCATTTCCTATTATGAAGGCTGATTGAGCTGATGAAGAAATATTAAACCTTCCTATTACTGATTGATATAGTCCTGATGCTACTGTAGAGTATCCTGCTGCATGTGAAAAATTTCCTGATGCTACTGTGGCAAATCCTTCAGCATGTGAAGCTAATCCAGATGCTACTGCATCGTTTCCTTCAGCGTGAGAATATATTCCAGATGCTACTGTATTGTTTCCTTCAGCGTGAGACCAGTCTCCTGATGCTGTTGTGTAGTATCCTTCTGCGTGTGAGAAAGTACCTAATGATACTGTTTGATCTCCTTCTGCATGTGAATAGACTCCAATAGCTTGAGTACCTTGGCCTTCAGCATGTGTATAATCTCCTATGGCTTGAGTAATATTTCCTTCAGCATGTGAGTAGCTCCCTATTGCTTGAGTGTTATCTCCTTCAGCATGAGAATAAGATCCAGAGGATATTGTAGAATGCCCTTCAGCATGTGAGTAATTTCCTGTTGCTGTATTAAAATATCCTTCTGCATGAGATGCTAGTCCTAATGCTGTCGTACCATTTCCTTCAGCATGAGAATAAGACCCTGATGCTGTAGTACTGGTACCTTCAGCATGTGAGCTTTGACCTGATGCAGTTGTACTATCTCCTTCAGAGTGAGCAAAATTAGCAGATGCTACTGTACTAGTACCTTCGGCATGTGATCCTGTTGCTTGTGCACCTGTATTATCTCCTTCAGCATGTGAGTATAAGCCTGATGCTATAGTATAATTTCCTTCAGCGTGAGCATAAACACCAGTAGTTGTAGTTTGTGTATTTTTACCTTCTGCATGTGAACCTGTTGCAAGTGCTGAAACAGAATACCCTTCGGCGTGTGAGAAACCTCCTTGTGCTAATGTATTATACCCCTCAGCATGTGAGTATATTCCTGATGTATAACTACCGGTACCTTGTGCTAATGATCCAGTTATTTCAACATTACTATTTCTTGAAATTCCACCACTACCTAGATTTGTCCAGTTTGAAGTTGAAGTAATTGAAATAGACATTGATGCAGGTTCCGGCACCCCTGTTATACCTGTACTTCCTGTTGTAAAGAAAGTAATAGTACTTCCTGATAAAGAAGCAGAGTAGAAGTACGATGATAGGTTAGTATCTAACTGTTCGTATGAAAGTGCTGATCCTGTTACCGATCTTAATGTAATTGCCATATCTTTATTTTTTAAATATCTATTTTTACTATAATTGTCATTTCTGTATTAGCAGATTTTGGTACCGGTCTTGGCATTTTACCTACTGCAATTAATTGATTTGCATCGTTATACAAACCTACTGTTGTTATGTAAGGTTGAAATGTACTGCCTGTAACATTGTTGTTTAATACCCCATTACCGACCATAGAAGAAGTACTATACAAATTTCCACCGTTATCGTAGACTGTTTTTAAAGAACTACTCAATGCTGATGGATTATATGTAAAATTATACTCTGACTCTCTTATTTTACAGTGATAATTGTGCGTAAATATCGGCTGTGTATTTTCAAAAGACATTGTAACTTTTGTACGTGTTTTATTATTACGAAAAACGTCTCGTATTAAATTAGTGTACCTACTATCTGTTACAATAGCCATTCCATGAGGGTATATTATATCTCCTACTTTTTGATTTATATTACTCCCTGATAAGTATAGATTACCTTCTGCATCATCTTGAAAGACATATCTCTCTATAGGAGGTCTAGTCCGTATAGGATCAAGATCAGGTATAGGATCCCAACTACTTGGAGAACGTGTTTCTCCTGTTCCGTTAAAATCATCTATATAAAATGTAGACAGTCCTTGTATATATCCGTCTGTCATAAATCCTATGTCTATGGGGCCTAATGACCTTACTTCGGCTGGCGGTATAGTTACTTTAAAGGTACCTGGTCTTATATTTGCACCATACAGTTGTCTTGGTATTGAAAATATTTGAGAGCCTGTTGTTAGGTTTCTAGAGCTAGAAAAAAATAAAGTCGATTGATTATATAAGTCAAAAGAATGTGATGGAATTGTTCCATTACTACTTTTAGTCTTATAGTACAGTTGCTGTAGGTTTTGTAATGTATACCCACTTCCTGCTGACTGTAACGTTATTCCATAACTACTAAATTGGCTACCTGACAATGCCCATGGTTTGTGGGCATTATAGGTAGTTATATATGCATCTTGTTTATTTAATTTCTTGTAAGCACTCATTCACTAGTAATCAAGCTTAATTCTCAATAACGCTTCTTTTGTAAAGTCTTTTAATAATGGTTTTGATAGTTTAGCAACTGCTAAAAGATCGTTATTATCATTATACATTCCAACTGTGGTAATATAAGCTTGCGGAGTGTTAACCATAACATCCCATCTCAACTCTCCTGAACCAGAGATTACTGAAGGATTTGTTGAGTAATTAAATTCACTATTTCTCACTCTGATAAAGACATAGTTAGATGATACTGTTTCTTCAGATTGAAGTTTAAAATTACCTCCTGCTTTTATTGCATTATAGAATGTATTTAAGTTTAATCTTGAGCTTACATTTAAACCTTCATTAACAGGTAATGCCATTCCGGCTGCTGCTACTGAACCGCTTAATGCTGCTGCGTTCAGTATAATAAGACCTACATCTGGTAAAAATTTACCGTATGAACCTGAGTTAGGTGTGAATCCTGTAGTTGTTAACCCTATGTACGGTACACCGTCCGAACCACTTACTACATCGAATACTCTTCCTGAGTCTACATAAGATACTATGGTTGAAGTACTACTATTATCTGTTAACTTTAGTGTATTACTTCCTGAGGTAAGTGTTAAGTTAAAACTTCCCGGTAGTAGTTTTTCTTTATATTTATTCCTATTAACTGCTATTACAAATACCGATTTTGGTATAGTAGTTCCGAAAGTGAAGTTAGTATTTTCATCTCCATTTACAAGTGTTCTATACTGTCCATAGGTAATAGCAGAAGGAGTTGAACCTGTAACTACTGATATTTGAGTTGATCCACTTCCTAGGTAATTTCCATAAGCAATAGAGAATTGTACCGATGCTGTAGCTGCTGGTGTTCCTCCTGCATCTGCTGGGTCTACTTGGTAGATATCGTAATAGTACTGTCCTGAACTCTGTCCTGGCTGTATGGAAGAAGTAAAGAAGTTTGTAAGTGTCGTTACTTGTGAGGACCATGCTGGTGCTACTACTGATTCTGCTGATATTGTTATATCTTCTGGGTCTAATCTTTTAAATGACATGGTTCCTTTTTTATTGTGTTACTTGAATAATAGTCACTGGGATTGTAAGCCTAGCTCCTGAATCTCTTCCGATTACTGTAATCGTTGTCTGTAGTGTTGTATTACCTCCAAATAACGTGTTAACTGTTGTAGCAGATAAGTTAATCGAAGTTCCAATTACTGTTTTAGATACGTTTGTTCCTAAAGTAGTCGTAGAGTTTAGTGCCGCTGCTTCTTGTGTATTAATACCTACCCCATTAAAATTACTTAATACTCTAGCATCTGCAATAGTTGCTACATACCCACCTGCTTCAAAAGCATTAGTAGATCCTAAATAGTTTAATGTCTGAGGAGTTATAGCAAGTGATGCTCCCTGTTTTAATCTGATAGCTGCAAATCCTAAATCAAGAATTGGTAACTTAGCAGTACCTCTTGGTAGAGTTGTAAGTTTATATTTCATGATTTGAGTTTCGTCTGGAAATGCTTCCATAAGTGGCATTGCTTCTATAGCTTCACCGTAGTAAGCAGATCCATTTGGATGATCCGGATTATAAAGAGTATAATCTATCTCATCATCTGCTAAAGCAAATTGTGTAATTTTAAAGGATCCGTCTCCTTTTGCAAGAAGTTCTCTTCCCTTTTTTGTAAGAATTGCATCAACCGTTACAATTTGATTACTTAAGTATCCCATTTTTCTATGTGTTTATTAATAAATATGTTTTAATTTAATTTAATTTATGTCGAAGAAATAACAAACCCTAAGGAATCTAATTTTAATATTCGACCTGTTTCCTTTACCAGTACTTGTCCTTTTGGCACTCCTGTTAACCTATTCCCTGTTACATTATATATTTGTACTAGATTTACCCTGGAAAAATTACTTCCAAGAGGTATTGGTTGTGGGTTTCCGAAATAACCTCTTGTTACAAGTAAGCTATATACTAGAGGTGAAGCCGTTAACACACCTACTGCATCCACTCGCATAATTTCATCAGTAGAAAGCATTCCAGTTGAAATAAGATCACCAACTCTAAAGATAGGTGGTGTAGTCCCTATTGCATTTGTTGTTACTGCAATAATTGTTGTATTCTCATTATAACCTGCGTTTGGTAAATATCCGGAATTTTCTTTATTAAATCCTGGTGTATCTCCTATTCCTGCAAAGAAATACTCTTTATAAACCACTTGATTACTGTTTATTAGGTAGTTTATCTCACTTAATGTGGATCCTGATGGGAATTCAGAAGCTTGGAAAAACTTTCCTGATATTGCAGGTTCTGTTAAGAAGTCTACTCTATCTGTTTTACTTCCTTCATACCTACCATTTATCCACCCTGTTGTAGTATAGTTACTATCCTGTATATCTGCTTTTGGTGCAGATCCTGAGATTAATTCTCTTATATTTAAAGGACCTGTATATGCTGGGTTTGCTAAAGTCCCAATCTTATACCTATCAGCTTGCATTATGTAACTAGACTGTCTACTTGCTTCTAAAGATCCTTCTAATATATTATACGGACTATCTGCAAACTCAAATGTGTCTAAAGAAGGTGAGAATACTATATTACCCGAACCAATTCCAATATTACCTATAGTAGTTAATGTTAATGGTACTACATTATAGTAGTAGTAAGAGGTAACTGGCATTACAGGGGTTCCCGGTGACTGTACTTGTGTTGAGGATATTACGTTTAGTGCTATACTCTCTCCCGTAGATAACGGTACTGTTATCTGCTGTACACCTGCTAGTAATCTTGAACGGTCTTGAGGAGGTGTATTAAGGTCTATAACCGGTATAGTTATTGCTCGTAATATATACGGAGGTCCTCCAGTATCGTACCAAATATTTACCTGATCCGGATGTAGTTGTGTATACGCGAAGAATTCTTGTTGTGTCATCTTATTTAAAATATTATGGAGGTGTACCTGTTCCTGGGTTTCCGTATTTTCTTACTTTTATTTCTTTCCATGGTCTTAAAACACCATTTACTACTGCTGGGAAAGGGTATGGATATTGAGCAGGGTTTGGGATTCCTAGATTAATATAATCCCAATCTACCAGTATTCTCTTAACTGTATACTGCGGAAAATTGTTTGGTCCAACTGCTCCTTCTGCAGCTTGTAGTGTAGCGTTAGTTCCGTAAACTGTAACCTGTTGTATACAGCTTTCCTGGGCTGCATTATATGCTTCTATTACGTACGCTCTTGTTAATTGATTAACAGCTACATCCTGTGTTGTATTTCCTAGGTATTGATCATACTGAAATATGTAGTTAGAATCTTCTACGTTTAGTACAATTGCATAGAAATTGTTATCATACCCATAAAGTGCTGGGTCTGAAATATTAAATGTGTTTTTAAATGTTGATTCTAATGGGTTAAGATCTTCATCTGGTATCCATGTAGATGGAGGTTGCCCTGGGTTTATTCCTTCTGCGACTGTTATCAGTCTGTACTTATCTTCCCTGTTAGGATCTGTTAACTCTGATGTATTAGTTAATCTATATATATTATAACGTATAGATGGATTTTGTGTTAAGCTTGTACCTAGATTTCCGCCAAGTGTAAAAAAGGATTGTATACCTCTATACTGAGATATACCGGTACCCGGTACAGCGCCAGGGAGAGTATTGTTAAGACGAGTGTATCCTGACCCTACTGGGGTAGTTGTGTATCCTTCTCCTTCAGTTGGGTTCTGTTCTTCCCATGTTCCGTGTTGGTATTTTGAGAATTGAAATTCAAATCCTCGGAATACCTGCTGAGTGGTTTGAGCATATGGTTTCTTACCTAATGTACATGTTCCTACAGTTACTGATTTAGTTATTGAACATACATCTCCTATATTAGCATCTCTCACTGTAATTGTTACAACAGTACCTGTTTTTTGATTAAACTGATAAGTACTTGGAGAGGGTATCGGATCTATTGCAGAGCTTGTTGAATAGGAAGCTGTGTATTGTAGAAATTGGTTATTTGGATTAGTAATCCATGTCGTTAAGTCTGTAATTGGCCCTCCTGTAGCTGATCCTACTACGTTTGTAGTTTGAACTCCTATTGTTGATAAAAATATACTACAAGTTGCAAATCTTACTTGAATGTTCTTAGTACATACTGGCCCTACGGTAACTTCTGTATTTGTTGCCTTGATTAAGAAATCCTGGTAATACCCTGGTGTTGCTGATGGAGGAATAACTGGTAATATTCGCGGAAATGATATCGGTGTCCAGGTAGTAGGTACTAGGTCATTTGATGCACTATATATGCAGTTATTATTTGTAAATGTAAAAAATTGATTTGCATTCCAGACAGCTGTAGATGATGTAATATAGAACGGTGTTGGTACTGCTTCTAATAGACATACCTCGTTTGAAGAGCTTACAAAAGCTATTTGATAAGGGGATGCAGAATATGCTAGATCTTTATAGATGTTAGCATTGTTTAGATTTACATTTGAAACAGATATTTTACTTCCTGAGATTTCTCCATTATATTTAGCTTCTTCCTGAAAGTGAGTAGTTCCTACTCCTATACCTGTTGGTGTTTGGAAATTATCGTAATACACTGTTGTATATTCATTCTGACCTGTTTTAAAGGTATTTGGACTTCTACCTGATATAAATGCTGTATCTATTGATCCAGAGTATTCCGGTCTTGAACCTGTAGTAATTATAGATTTAGCTTTTGATCTATTAAGTAAGTTCGGTTTGATTATAATTCCTGTATCTGCTACTACTCTTGCAGGTAAGAAATCTTTAACCATCTTAAAGATAGTATTATCGTAGAACTTAATAAGTCTTACATAATCTCTTAAGTCGTAAGAACCTGAAGCTCCTAAGGAACCGCTTAATATAGTTGTAGCTATTCTTTCTAATCCTGAGTAATTATTTAAGTGTAGGTTACTTGGGTCTCCTATGTAATCATCTATATTAAAGTTTGCAAGTGATGCTGTGGCTAAAGATCTAGAGATAATGTAGTTGTCTATATTATCTGAAGGTGAAAAACCTACTTCAACTGCGTGAAGATCATCTGTATACTTATCGTCTCTTTTTATAATAGAAACATAATTAGAAAGTGTGCTTCCGCTTATTAAACTACCTGTATTATCTAATCGTATCTTACTTAAAGAACTTGTATAGTTTTGATAGTCTCCGTAAAAAGGTCTTTCGTTTCTATTTCTACCTCCGTATAGTTTTATATCTAAAATATCACCTGGTATTCCTAAACAGTTTATAAGTGCTCTTAAACCTCTTTCTGTTCCTTTTGATTTTAAAAGTAACGGTAAGTTATGGTATATACGTTTTTGAACTTCTTTTTGATAATCGTCATACGAAACTGGCTGTATAGGAGTATTCGAACCAGTTAAAGATCCTGTTACGTATACATTGATTTGTTCACTTCCTGATTGATATGCTTGTCCTACAAAAGTTGTAAATAAATCCTCTATAGACTTATTAGAGGTGTATAATTTTACTCCAAAGTTCTCTAAAGCTTCTGCTACTAAGTCTTTCGAAATACCGTAACCAATTCTATTATCAGCATCATACTTATCTGTTACTGCTTTAGAATATAGCCATAGGTTATCGAAATGTTGACCGACCATGTATATAAAGGTCAGGTAGTTTTCGTTATTTGGATCATCTCTTAAGAAAGAAGGTATACTGTATGCTAGTGAATTATAGTTTGTTTGATCGTATTCAATTGCATTTGCAATCTGATCTGTATACCATGTTACTGCTTCTGGTGCAGTACTTATTTTATTAACATAGGGCTTAGTTGTATTACTTTTTGGCCAAGAGTTACTTCCTGATTCATAATACAAATATCTTTCATAATGATCGAAATTACTAACAACTCCTGTTAGTAGATTTTGATAATAATCCCTACTTCCTGATATTCCTTGAATACCTGTTGTTGCTGTATCTATAGCTACTAAACTTGCAGAATAACTATTTACTAAGTCTATCTTATATTTAAAGTTTAGAAGTCTTTCTTGTGCTGATGAGAAATGAACGAAGTCGTTAAAATCAGTATAATCAACACTAATGTCAATACTCTTCTCTTTAACTGTTGAGAATAGTTGACTATTTGAGTTATTTATTGGGTAACTGAATAATTCATTATAATCGTAATACCCTGTTGGAACTACGTTATTATCTGTTATGTCAATATTAAAATTTGGAGATCTTAGAGTAGGTGCAAGTACTGGAGGTAATATAATCTCTACATCTATTTCATAAGCTAGAGAGTCTGATACTATATCTACTATACTTAAGACGCTCTTTACTCTATAGATATCAGGTAGAGGTTCGTATAACTTTACTACGACAACCTTCCCTGTAGGAGAATCTAACGTATCAATATTTGTTGCAATTAATAAGTCGTTATCTTTAAAATTTAATCTAAAACCTGTGAAATAAGACTGATTCTGTAATTTATTTTTAATTGCAGAAGTAATGCTTACTAGCTCTTCTGACGGTATATTTAGTGTTGCTAAACTTAATTCTGTCCTATCTGCTGATATTTCTTGTATGTAAAAATCTACTCTAGACCTGTCCTGTGAGTATAAATCATCTAGAAAATGGTACAGTAATTTAACACCGCCATTTTCGTATCCATAAGTTTTAGCATCTTCAACAGGGTCAATAGTTAGGGCAGATGTTCCTTCTTGCCCGGCAGATTGTGCTGCTGCTGCTTGTTTATACCCTGTATAGTCGTATATACTTTCTACTAACTCATCTGATAGAGATAGTATATGTAATTCTGAGTAGTTCTTAGTTGGGTCAAATACATTATTAATCTGAAAGGAGTCTACCAGAGCTCTATCTTCCTGAGAGAATTGTTCGAAACCTTCTATATTTTCAGGTGAATCTTGATTAACTGTATAAATTATATCTGCCATCTATGTTATATTTGTTTCTAGTGTTAGTATCTGTTGATTTAATGCTAGATTTTCTTGTCTTAATTGTGCTATTTCATCTAATAGCGGCTGTATGTCCTGTGTTACTCTATCAAAAGTTAGTAATTCTGAACTCTTTTTTACTAGATATTCGTGTGAGTTTGTTTCTCCTGTTACATCTATTACAAAGTAAAGTTTCTCGTATAATCTAAATAACTCTTCTGGAGTATCTGGATCTTCTTCCGGAACTGGCTGTACAAAAGTGCTGAAGGTATTATCAACTACTTTAGTAAAGTCAACAGCGTTAAAAACTGTTTTCTGTATATTAATGTTATTAGCCATTTCTTACTACTTTAAATATATTTTGGTTATCTACTACTGTAGTGCTTCCATCTAAAGTCGTCTTTATTAATATACGATAATATCTCTCAGGTTGCAACCCATCCATATACATGTCAAAATACCCTCCTTGACTATCACAGCTAACTTTTGTAAATTTTGTATCAAAATCAATAATCATCTCTTCTGTGTTCTCATCTCTTATTCCCCAATAAGAACCTGATGGAAGAGCATAGTTTGTTGTATATATAGAACTTGTTGTAAATGTTCTTACCGGGTATTTTGGCTTTGCAGCTACCCTGAATCTCTGTTTACCTACGTTAGTATATTTACCTGTATTATTAGTTATATTAATTGTTGAGATACTATTAGAGAGAACCGATAAACTACCTGTACTGTATGTACTGTCATCCCATTTAAAATCTAAATATGGAGGGTAAATAGTGTTCGTATCTGCACTAAAGTATTTTAATCTTATAGAAGATGTTGTATTAAATTCTAAACTATCTGCAAGTTTTAAAATAAACCCACTGTTTGTGATAGTGTTTGCATTCCAAAGTTTTACAGCTTGTGTTACGTTTATGTCAACATCGTATGTAGAGTTCATAGGATTTGACTGAGTAAATTCAAGGCTGGTTGCTCCTGAAGCTGTATACCAGTTACCTCCTCCTGTTTTAGATCCTGTAAAAGAAGCAGTAACACCTGCTGGATACATTGAAGATAACCATGGAGATCCTAATCCTGCTTTTTGATAATTCCAAGAAACACCTGATGTATTAGTTGGAATATCTCCATACTTCCCTGTACCATTATCCCATCCTCCTGCTGAAGAATAGACTGGGTATGTGTATATAGTTGTGTTAACAGGTATTTGGTAAGCATCAGCTAAATACAGTCCTAAGGAAGCACTATAGTTATTACTGCCTATTTTATTAGAAACAATATCAGCAATTTCTGTAGAACTGAATTGAACCAGTATTCTACTAGTCTCACCTGTTCCTGTTACGTCGTAATATCCTCCTAGTTCAACTATTTCATCTAATCCTGCGTTAGAGGAAGATGCTTCGCTGAAAATAAAAGTGTCTTTTTCGGGAAATATTCTATATACTGCCATGTTATAATGTTGTTATTCTTCCTTTAATGTCTGTGTTTGGGTATTTTACTTCAAATATACATGGATCATAAGACGGGTAAACTATATTATTTCTAGTTGCTCCTTGTATATCGTATTCATACTGTGAATATATTCCTCCTGCATTATTAACTATTTCTATTTTCTGTACTGTCTGTACACCTTTTACCTGGTCTAACAATGTATAAATACTAGAAAGATTAATCGGCTGGTTAATATTCCATTTTGCTATATCAAAATAGTCCTGTAATAGGTTTGTACATGTAAGTAGTACATCTCTACCTGAGAAATTAGGTTTAACTATTATGTCAAAATTAACCCCTATGTTTACAATAAAAGCATCTTTTATATTCAAAGCATCTGTTAAGATCATATACTCTGAAAGGTATGTTTTCAGGTTATTTTTTAGTGTGATTGTTGCAGGTGTTAGATTTTTTAAATTATCATATGCTAAAGTAAATAAGGATAGTGATAGTGGATTACTGTCAATTATACTATCTGTGTTACTATTTGGATTTGTTAACTGGTCTTGTGTTACGTACACTTTTGCAATTGACCCGTACTTAGAATCCATTGATAAAGCTCTTACTGTATAATCCTGTAATGTTACTGCTCTTCCTTGTTCATTAAAAGCTCTTAATGAATTTTCTCTTAATTCATCTACAGTATCTCCATCTCTTCCTCCTATAGCTGCTAAGTTGTTATTAAACGTTACTGTACCTAATTGTGCTGGGGAGTTTGGATTTGCTGATCTATCGATCACCTGACCTCCATATCCTATAAGGGTATTTACTGTATTTGCAGGAGCGTTTGCTTGAACTCCTCCTCCTACTAGGTATGTTATAGTGAGTGTAGTGTTAGCAGGTGCTAATCCATATGATCTTGTAGATAGAAAGTTAGAGGGATCGTATGCGTAATCTACCCTTCTTACTCCTTGATCTGAACCAAATCCTACATTAGTTGGATCTGGTGTTATTATAGAGTCATCTTGACCGCTAATTCCTGCTCCGAATTGAATCTGTAGTTGGCCGTTTGCTAAAAATCTCGTTACAAATCTTCTAGGAACTCTCTGAAGAGTTAAACTAAAAGGTACTGACTGTTTATCAGGTGCATTATTTGTATTATCTATAAAAACAGTGTCCTGTCCTAGGAACGGAACTTCATACCAAATATTACCACCGCTATCAACTATCGATTGTATTCCTATAATATTAGCATCATCTATTGTAATTGTCTTAAATTTCTCTACTAAAGTAACAACCTCTGTTGCAGTTCTTACTTCTCCTGATATTGCTTTAGCAGTTTTAGTTAATCTAAACTGGTTAGGATTACCTCCTGAAAAGCTTTCAATTGTAACATCTGTATCGTCATATGAGCTTGAGAAAGCAAAATCAATATGCCTATCTATAAAGAAATTAACTTGGTCAGCTACTGTTGATTTTATTCTTGTATAACTAGGTATATATAGAGCTTGAGTCCAGTCTGGGTTTCCTCCTACTGCTCCTACTATTTGAGATACTTCAATATCTACTGTAGCTGGTGATGTTACTTTAGGACGGTATCCCATCATATAAGCTAAGTTATATAAATTAGCTGGATTTTTAGCATACTGTATATATGTTTCTTGAAGCTGTGTATCTTGGTAAAATGATAAAACATCTCCTACATAAGCAGCCATCTCTATAAACATCATACCTGGTGATGATGGTGAGAAGTCGTTATAAGAGTCTGGGAAATAGTTTTTAGCGTATTCAGTTAATTGACTTCTAAAATCCCCAAAGTCTTTATTTACGTATTTTATATCTCTATCTTGAGCCATTATTGTTCAAAATTAATTAACAATTCATCTTGTATGTTTGTCTGGGTAACACTATAACTTAGGTATACTGTTACTGTATTTGTATCGGGAGAAGTTACCACCTTTACGTCGTTTACTTGCAAATTTGGAAACCAAGTTGAAATTTCAGTCCTTACTACAGCATCTATTTCACCTTTTTTATCTTCTGTTATTTGATCGAAAAGAAGCCTTCTTAGTCCTGCTCCTAAATCTGGGTTCAGGTATCTCTCTCCTTTTTCTGTAAGGAAATGATTAACTAAGTTTGCTTTTAGAGCATCTCGTGTTGTATATGTAGAGTTAAATACAGAATTTGAAGAAAACGGGAGATTAACTCCAACTGCTTTCCTAGCCTGTAAATCTAGTGGATTTATTTTCTGTATATTAAATGCCATTATGCTCCGAATCTTTCTTTATCTTTTTGTACTGATGCCTTATATACATCTCCTGCTCTCATCATAAAATCAAACTGTGATATATCTAATCCTGGTTCTGGACCTTGTCTAAAGTTCTCTACTATTGGATTCATCCCTAACCCTGGTGCTTGTACCATATCTGATGTTGCACTTACTAGGTTCTGGTATTCTCCTTGAGTCATTGAGTATTTTGTTTCATTCATCAGATCCATAATAGGATTACCTGTAGGTACTGGTTTTGCAACTACAGGTTTATGCTCTGCATACTTTGTTACATGCTGTACTGTAGGTTTGCTTGAAGTAGGTTCTACATCTTCTGAAAGAATTACTGCTAACTCTTCTCGAACTGCTTCTCGAACTGCTTCTTTAATTAATTTTTTTAATAAATCTAACTTCATATTAATAAATAGTTATGTTATGTGAATTGATTATCTATTCTAAATTTAATCTCATCTAAAAGAACTTGTGTGTCTGAACTGAAAGAAGAATCTCCTCTTAATCGAATTGTACCTCCTCTATCTTTTGCTACTGCATACCTTCTAGGTGCTATTTCTGGAGAATCCGGGTCTTGTATAATTGCTAATACATAGTTCTTATAGAGGTAGTCTTGGTTAGGGGTACCCTCAGATCCTGTATTTTCTGGCGGTTGTGCTGTTGCAAGTATTTCATTCAGGTCGGCTGGTTCTCCTATACTACATTGTTGTATTGCTAGGTCAATTGAATTTAACCTATCTTTTAGGTTTTTTATAACAAGACTTATTGCTGTTACAACAGCTAAGATTGCAGCTGCATCTCCTAATAACCTGTCCAATATTTTATTTAACTTAACTAAGGAAGCACTATATTTATTAGGTATACTGATTGGAATACCGATACCTCCTGACATAGGCGGTATAATTGCTGTTGGAATAGGTATAGAAGTTATTATTTTTATCAAAGCATTTACTATACCTACAACTGCTGTAAGTTTTGCTGCTATACCTTGAAAGACTGCTATTCTTTTTTCAAAACTTGTTAGGTGGTTTATTAACGTATTCCTTGTCTTAATTACTTTCTGAAGTTCTTTAGAGGCAGGGCATCCGCTTGAGAATTTATTTAATAGTGCTACTACTTGCTTCTGTATCTGCGCTACTAACATACCTCTTAATGTACCTATTTGAGAAGCTGCAATAGCTGCTATACCACCTTTTATTCCGCCTGGTGTCCTAAACAAAGCCTGCGTTTCTTTTATTTTTTGTTGAAGTTCTTTAGCTTTTTTTACTGCAGCTTCTGCTTTTGCCTTAGCATCTTCTACCTGTTTTTTTGTTTCTTCAAATTTCTTCTGAGCCTCTCTAACTTTTGCTATTGATGACTCTGCTGATGCTTTTAATGCCTCTGCTTTTTGTACCTCTCCTGCCATTATTCTGTAAATACTTTTTTAGATTGAAATAACTTCATTTGAGTTTTTAAAGATCTTGATACAGCTCCTAATTCCGGTCCTGCTGCTATAAGGGAAGTTACTGGAGCAGGTTTACTTTCTACGTACACTTCTGCTGTAGACATTGCTATTGCTACACTTTCAAGAGTATCTAGTAGACTAGTTAGCCAATTTTCAAGTTGAGTACCTAAGACTACTGCTTCTTTTGTATTGGAAGCTCTAGCTGCTCTTCCTAAATATATCTTATTTGCATCTACACACATATAGTCTTTAGCATCAAAATTTAAAGTTCTAGCATTTAATCCTATTGATTCTTTAGCGGATATAAATGCAGACTCTTCTTTTGCATTAAGAAAAAGCCTTCCGCCGTTTAGTACAACTTGATTACCTACATACCGCCTAGCACTCAACGGGGCTACATCGTAAGAAGCTCTTTTCTTATTTACTTCTATTAAATCTGTTTTATGATCAGACAAGAAGTATAGAGAGTTAGGATCTTTATTTATATCCTCAACTATGTGATCTATTCCATTATCTGTTTTTAATTGTCCATTACTTATCAGTATAATAGGTTTAGCATTATTACTTTCATCTACTAACTTATTCTCAGGTGACATATTTCCACTTAGCCTGATTGACTGCCCTTGTCTTCCTTCTATTATAACGTCTCCCGGAAAAGGATATAGAGGATTTATATCTGCAAGTTCTTTCACATCTTTCCCTAATATGGTACTTATATCTGTATTAGGTTCTGGAAGTGCATTATGGTGACTACTTCCCCACAGGTTAACTACTGTGGAATAGTACATATCTTTACTTGTTACACTTGACTGTATATCCGAAGTAGGTCCTTGCATTATCATTACTACTTCATTTAGTAATGGAAATTGTTTTATATTAGTATGTAGAGGTAGTGCTGGGTATTCGTTAGAAGTTATTTCTTTCTCTTCTAATATATTTCGGTATAGAATTGTGCCTATAGGTAGGGTGTTACCGTTAGGATCTGTAATTACAGTAGATTCATCTAATGCAATTTTTAGAACTCTTCCGAAAATAAAAGCGGGTTGAGAAGAGGAACCTCCGTCTTGGGACTGTACTATTGACCCTAACCTATTTCCTAAAAAGTAGTTATTACTTTTCATTACTCTTCGTCTTTTTTATCTAACTGTTTTCCTAGTTCTTCACTCTGTTCCATTAATTTTGCAAGCTCTTCTGGGTTAAAGAAGTCTACTTCAGATCCTTTTCCTGCTCCTTCAAGTCTTTGAACAAGTGCTACCATCTTTATAAGGTGCTCATCATTCTTTACTCCAACTTCTAAATACTCTTTTATCATAGGAACAACTAAAGTTGCATCTCCTATGTTCTCAACAAGAGGTTTTAACTCTCCGATAAGAGCGTTGATTTGTTTTTCTTTATTTTTAGAATTGTCGTAAATTTCTTTTAAAACATCAGAAACGGTCTTTTTTCCAAATATTGTTGTGTCTAATCCCATAGTCTATTTATTATATAAATATCTAAAGATATGTTATTGAATAGTAAATCCTGCGTCTTGGTAGGATTTGTATACTTTATAAAACTCTTCTTTAAGTTTAGAGATTACTTTAGTAAGGGTAGGGGTTTCACAATCTGTCATCTCTCTTATATAGATGTAGAGAGCTTTCTTTCTGAAGATTTCTAAGTCATGACGTGTTTTAAATAGGGTAAGTATAGCGTCTGCTACTTTCTGATCTTGCTCTTTAGGAAAGAGTTCATCTATAGTTTCATAACTGTTCTCTATAAAATAGTCTACGATAGTTGTTAATGCAATCTTCCTTTCTGAATTAGGGACTCCCTCTACCTCGTAGGAATCTTCCATTTCATCAAAAGATCCTACTTGTTTTAGTTTTTTATAGTTACGGTTATTATAGTTTATAAGCCATCTCTTAACTATTGTTTGAAAGTATGAAAATGCTTTAGCACCATTTGTACTATCAAACCTATGAAGTTTTTCTTCTACAAGCATACTTACTACATCTAATTTCAAATCCTCTATACTTGCTACATCCAGGTAGTAAAATTTAAAAGTATGTATAATATTTTCTGCTAACTTATAAAGTGGGTGGTATATTTCTTTTTTAAATACCATATCCCTAAAAACAGGGTCAGAAGATGCGTTATATCTTACGATTGCATCCTCTGTTTCTTGTGTGAAATAGTAATTGTCTTTATTTTTTGGCTTTGCCATAGTCTTCTGGGAGACGGAAATCATTTATTGTATCCTGTATTTCTTTCATAAAATTAAAGAAAACTCCTACTTCATCATCTGATCTAAATGCTCCTGACTCATCTAATTGTTCAACGTAAATTTTCGATTCACTAATAAGATACGAAACTTTTCTTAGATAGTCAACTTGGTATTCTAGTATATCTTCTTGCTTAATTACCTTACGGTTTAGGTTATAAACCAGGTAGATTAGTACTAAAATAATTACCCCTAAAATTCCTACAATTATTTCCATATTAAATTCCTTTTACTGTATTCATTAATCCTTCTGAGGCGTTAACTCTTTTACCTGTAGATGAAGTTGTCTTCTCTACTTTAGGTGTTGAAGTGCCTCCCGAGGTTTTCCAAGCATCGTATTCTATTTTAGAAGCTAGAAAATCTGCTTGATGTAAAATATAAACTATATTAGTTCTTAATTTAGAATCTGGATTGAAAGTCATGTAGTATGGTTTGTTAACATCGTCATACAATCCGTCATGTAATTTAATAGCTAAATACTCTTTTTCATTCATAGCTATACCATTTTGCTGAAGAATAAATAGAGATCGATCTTGAATAAGCATAAAAGAAAGATCTTTATTATGCGTATAAACCTCTCCTAATTTATCTCTTCTCCAGGCATCTGTTTGAGGAAGGTAGTTTGGTTGCCCTTTAAAACCTATTTTTCCTAAATCATGGTTAAGAGCAGCAAAAACTAATTCTTCATCGGTAAAATCAATAGTAGCACCCATTTCCTGCCATAGTTGTTTTGTCTTTAGAGCACAATGAACAACACGGTTGACATGGTCAATATACCCTCCGGGGAAGGCATTATGGAAGGAAGGTTTACCGGAAGCAGGAGCCATAATCATATCTTCTACTAAAGATTCATAAAGAGATTTTAATTTCTCCTTACGATCTCCGGTAATAAAAGTATCTACAATTTTTAGATGCTTATCCCAATTCTTTTCAATCTGTTCTGCCGAAAGGTTCATTAATCTTGGTGTTCTGTATTTAACAAAGTTCTAAGGTCCCCTATCTTTTCCAATAACTCTTCCACTTTAGTATATGCTTCGGATTGCTCGTTACGATGAATATGGTACCCTATGTTTTTTACCTCGGCTTCAAATCTCTCTAATTTCTGTGCAAACAAATCTTTGTTTCTCATTTTTTTTATTTTTAATTTATTAATACTTCTTTATACTTTATAAATCCATATAGGGGTAAGTTATGAACTTTTTTTTTGGGAAACAACTCCTATGGTTCAAACACTACTTTTAACTCTTTTAAGATAGTTTTTTTATTCTCTCCTAGAGTAACCTCTATATAAATTGTAGCAGTTCTACCTATAAAATCTGGGAAGAAAGTCATAGACTGCTGTGGTCTATACGTATATTTACTATATGTAGCGAAATAAGTCTTATATGCCGGGTGATTTACATTTACATTAGGATTTCGTTGAATTGTATATCCTGCTAGGTTCATTATACTTGTTTGTCCAATAAGCTGTGGGAATGTATAAGTCTGAGTTCCTACAGCAATAGGAGTATTCATTTGATTACTTGACCACAGTCCTAAGTAAGAATAAACAGGGTAGGTCCATATTACGTTACCTGGAGTATAGAAGAAATTAGAGTCAAACCCCACGCTCACTAAAGGAATTCCATTAATAACATAGTGAGGATCTAATTCATTTACATCACCTTTTACTGTAAAATAATTCAATCCAGCATGTTTAATATGCCAAACACCTTGAACATCTTGATAAGTTCCAGGATGACCTAGGGTATCAATTCGGAATTCAGCCCCGCAATTACCATTTAAACAAACATCTGGTTCAATTTCAGGGGTTGAACAACTAAATACGAATAAGGAAAGTAATAGTAAAAATAAATTTTTCAACTGTTTCATAATATATCTTTTTGATTGTACCTAAATATACGAAGAAAAAAGGAAGGGAACAACTAAAATAACAATTATTTTCGAAGAATCGCCGCGCAAGATTTTTTATATATCCTTAATAACTAATAGGATCCCCTACCCGGAACATATCTCCTACCTCTCTTATCTTATCAAAAGCCGTAAATGGACTTACCTCGAAAAATTCTCTAGATGCTCCATGGTCGGAATTTACCCTTGAAGAAGCAAAGAAAGTATGAACGGCCTGCTCAACTTCATACGCCTTACCCTTCCTTACAGGTAAAGCAAACTTTGGAACCCACTCCTCTACCGTGGCAGTAGCGTTTATCCCTTTGACTCTCCTATGAACATCATGAATGGTCATTCCAATCTTAACCAGTGTAGGATAAGCGGGATTTACAAGGACATATACATACTCGATATTATCTGTAGATTTCTCTTTCACCATAGCATTTTCTATACCGTGGAAATATCTCCAGGAAAAAGTATTTGTATCCTCATCCACTTGTCCTTCTGATACCTCTATAAGATATCTTGCCGAAAGAAAGTCAAGGAGTTTACTGGGTGATATATGTCTGTGTTTTGCCTGGAGTGTAATAAAGTTCTCTTTCCACTTCTTTCCTTCTCCTTGGAAAGGAGGGATGGACTCTGGTGAAGAATCGACAATGGTAATATGTCCGGACTCTGCTAAAGCCTTAGCAGTCTTTAAATCTATCTTATCTTTAAACATACTTATTGATTTTGATTAATCCTCCTTACCTACAATGAATGCACCGGCAAGTAATAAGAGAACAAGTGGCCAACACATAGTACAACCCCATATCTGTATTAAAGTAAACCGGCTAGTTGCTTTTGTGTAGTGAATTGCTATATCTAAAATAGCAGCAATGGTTACCCCTATGGCTAAATACGGTAACGAAAAAACGGTGTTTAAAATACTTACTAACATAACCTTTATTTTTAATTGATTTCTATAACTAAATATATGAATAAAGATTGTATCTAGCAACTATTTTAAGGAAAAAAGTTCATAAAACTTAAAAATAATTGCACATTTCTCGTAAAATTCTAATTCTTTGTAGAATTCAAGCATTTCTTCTAATGCGTAGTGAATGGCCTGGGGTCCGAATTCATCTATAAGGTCTTCTACCGTATCTGACTGTATAGTACCGGCTCTCTCAAGGTAATTTACAAGACCGTTAAAGTACTTTAGTTTTATAGAATCTCTTACGGAGTCATAATACTGCCCATATCTCCTATCATACATCTTATCTATAATGTAGTAATTCTCCACACCTCTTATAACCATGCCAAGAAGTATGAAGGAATTATCCATCACCTCCTCTATCTTATGTTCTCTATAAATCTCTTCATCTCCTATAGAGAATATATTGAAAAGATCATCGCTGTTTAGCTTTTTCATCTTATATAAATATATACTTCACCTATAACGAAAAATTTTCCGGAAAAAATCCTGAGGGTAGTTGGAAAATTGCCTAAAAGGTTCTATATTAAATATAAGAAACAAATCTGATAAGATACAACATAAGAGGTAGGTTAGGGGTATAGGTGGTAACTCGTGCTTGAAGTAAAGCAGCTATATAGACCAAACTTGAGAGAGAGGACACCTTGGGCAGTAATTCTTCTTTGGAAGGACTAGGATTGGATTGGTTGGGTCCATAACAACATCTCTCTTAAAGCTATGTAGTATATATAAATATATACCCCCATACCTCAATTTTCATCAGAAATATACAACTCTATGTGGCGCCGGATCCCCGAGTGCCAACCCGTTGAGGGAACTTAACTATCAAACTTCTCTCAACTTGACCTCACCGTGACGTCACCTTGACCTCATGCAAAAAAAAAAGAGGCCTAAGCCTCCTCTTTAAATTCTACCAAACTCTCAAATCGATATGTTACTACTACCTTCTTACCCATCACATATGTAAATCCAGAAAAGCTTACTCTACCTACCCGATCTACATTACATTCATAATCATCTAGGACTATTCTACCATCTACAGATGATCTTGTTTGTCTTGAGATGTGACCCGGATGAAAGGTATAAGTAGGA